TTTGGATCTGGTTGTTAATTGATTATGTGTTGTGTGTTGTGGTTGGTGGGGAATAGGCTGTGCTGTGGGGGTTAATGCGGGGGTGTGTTATGTGATATGATATATTTTATTTGGAGAAGGTGATTAAAGAGGGAAATATTAAGGTTGAAAGGAATTTATTTGGAATATTCGCCCTCTTTACCGTACTTAGCGTTCGAAACGATAAACGCTATGATAGAGTGCCTAAATTGTAAGGTTCAATTTGAAGAAAAGAGATCCACGGCTAAATTTTGCTCCAGTAAATGCCGGGCGGCTTTTTTTAGAAAAAGTAATAAAAAAACACAAGAATCCCTTCTTTCAAAAGCTCTCTTAGTTCAAGATGAGTTAAGCGAAACCTTGCTTAAAATAAAACAATTGGTGGCTAATACGCCATATGACGCCCCAAAACTTTCTAAATCATTTACCGGGGACGAACCTCTTCATCCCGCTAATTTAAAGCCGATATTAAGCTATAATGAGCTTAGGGATTTAATTGAAGCTGCAACGTCTTCTTCTGAATTACATGCAGCCTGGAAGCAAGTCGAGCGAAATAAAGAATTAGCCTCTTGGCAGATAAAAGAATTAACCAAACTTAAAGATTATCAACAAACTAAAATAGACTTTTAAATGAGTAACAATCAAGTAGTTATAAGCACCTTGATGAACAAAAGACACCAGTTAATGATGGAAAGAAATAGTATTGTCAATAAATACAACACCGAAATAGGCGAGATCGAGGACGCATTGGATAAATTGGCTGGCAAATCCGTTTGGCGACCCGAAAAATCAGAAGCATACGATGATGAAAATCCTGATTACATTAAAGGGAACGAAGATGGAATCTAAAACTAAATTAACGCCTGCACAAGCAAAAGTCATACGCTTGCTACAAAAGGGCGAAGTAATTACACATAATGATCGAAACTACTTCGTAAGCGATGGATTTAAGTCCCATAAAATACAATGGCGTGTATGGTATGCGCTTACGCAGACAGATAAGCAAGTTTGGGACAGAGACGAACCTTTAATACTTCAGCAAAGTCATTATCCATTTGATTTTGTTTTAACTAAAAAGGGGAAAGAAATAAAACTATAACTCAAATGATAAAGATAGAAGAATTAGATATTGAAGTTGAGGATATTGGCGACTTCAACTCGCAAGCAAGCCAGATTCTTGAAGAATTTTGCATGGCGCTTGATAAACAACCAGGGATGAGCCGTCCCGCAGACCCGACAGTCGATTCTTTTTTAGATGAAACCTGCTTCACTCATATCTGGATTAATGGGGCCTCAAAAATAATCGAGGCTGAACAAACCAGATTGTATCACATTGGCGAAAAATACTTTGGCCGTCCTAACCTTGATCTGGATATTGAAACAAGCTGGTTTAGAGAACCATAACTATATAAAATCAATTTAAATGGGTTATTATAAGTTGCTAATGGGGATAGACCAGAAGATGGACTTTGAGTTTAGATTTCAGGTATTTAATTCCGGGTTTAGATTTTTTGATACGTCAACCCCAAAAGCCAGAGGCAAATATGTTGAATACACGCCATTTAACATTGGTAATCTTTGGAAAATAAGATATTACCTGGGTGGCTACTTCAAGGTTTTTTATGGTACTCAAGAAAAGGCGTACTGCACCACCTTGGATGACTGTATTAAACAACTAAAACAATAACATTATTAAATCAACTTAAATGAATTATAACATTTGTATCGGAACTATGTGGAATGTAGATGAGCGGCAGCAGATGCCTGCAAAAATGTTGCGTATAACAGAAGAGCAAAGGGAAATTCTATTACTATTTGCTGAAAAAAGAATAGACGAAAAATGTAACCCTGTTTACAAGATAGGCCCATGTGAATTTACCATTCAGCCTGATTTTGAAGGGGCGCTAAGAGAAACTATGTCAAAATAACATTATTAACCAATCAAAAATAACATGGCAAAAACTGCAACTGAATTATACGAAATGTCAGAAAAGATAGAGCATATCGCGCATAGCGACTTCCTGGAAACGCTATCTGCATTAATGCCGTATCTAAGAGAAAGAAAGCATTTAGCAAGAAGATTAATAGAATCAAATAACGTAACAGCTGGTCATGAAATGATGCAGCACATAAACAAAGAGATAGCTGTTTTGCTTGACATATTTTAACCAATCAAAATATTGAAAATGAAGGTAGAAAAACGAATTACCGAAGATGATATTAGAAAAGCGGTCATGAGCAGCGAAAGCGATTTACTTGGCGGCGAAGTTTGGGATTTAGTTTGCAGGTTTCAATTACAGATCCTAAAAGATCAACAAGCAAAAGACGCAGAATACGAAATAACCCAGCCCAAACAATTATCTCAACCTAAATAGAATATACATGTGCAATTGTATTAAAGAAATAGAAGAAAAAACATTTGAAGCTGTAAAAGAACAGAAAGAAGGAGAGTTTACGAAAGGGAACATAATCCCAAGTAGCTTCCTGATAATCAGGAATAAATTTAGTAACCGCGCAACACACAGCGAATACGAGTTCACATTTGCCCCTAAGAAAAAAGACGGAACTATTGGGAAGCCTAAAAAGCAAACAGTCAATCTTATTCATAAATACTGCCCCTTTTGTGGCGAAAAACATCCTGAATAGTCCAACCTAAACTAATAGATAAACTCTAAACAAATGTTATGAGTAATAAAAATCTTCCAGATATAGAATTTGAAGGCAAGTTGGTGAAGCCTAAACGCGGGATATATAAATGCCCATTTAAATGTAGTGCCCATTCTGGATACCCAGAGAAAACGTGGAAAACTGAAAATGGGTTTCGTAAGCACATGACCGAATGTAGTAAACGACCATCGTATCAAAAAGACATGCAAGACCGTGAAGCTGCACAGAAGGCTGCCTTTGAACCAATAAAAGCAGAAATACTTGCATCGTTGGGTTTAAAGATTGGAGATAAAATAGCCGTCGTAAAGGAATGGATAATAAAGCCTACTCATGAAAAGCGATTCAATAGAATGGTTCGCGTTAGATATGAAGCGGTAAAACGATTTGAAGCAATGGAGATAGAAGTGAAAAAGATAGAAGTTTACTCCTCAACGCTAACTGATAAAGAATTTATTAAAAGAAATAACCTGGTTATAAATGATGAATTTAGATTAAGCGACATAAGTTCTTCCCTTGATGTGGCAAAACTAAGAGCTATTGAATGTCAAAGATCATATGATGCCGCTTGTGAATTTGCTTCGCAATGCCGTTAACTATTTAAACAACTACCATAATACTAAAATGATTTTAAAAAATGAATAATAAAGAGCTGGATGCAGAAATGTCTGATATTATTGACCAGCTAAATAGTTACGTATATGACCGAATAAAATCAGAGCCAAATTTAAGGCTATCCAAAACCCAAATGGCCGAAACGTTCATTTTAACTAAATTGGCCGAATTTCAATTAAGATTACGACAATTAGAAAACAACAAAACAGTAAACTAATTATGAGTAGGAGTAAAGCATTATGGGTTGAAGAAGCGCTTGCCCCTAAAATGGAGGGGAAACTATATGAACATATCTGGGTAACAATGATTGGAGAACAGTATGCAGCTTGTAAGGATTATTATGCAGTAATAGACGGGGAAGTATACATGGTTAATGACGGCAAAGAGCAAGCATCGGAAGACTCCTTAGAAGATACACAACTAGAATGCATGTTGGTAGGCGAATACGATCCCGACAAGATATATGAAAGAAAAATACTTTATTATTCGAAAGAACAACTTAAAGAACTTCTTAAACTAAACTAATTATGAGATTTATAACTGAGTTTCAATTAGAAAGGTATCATTTCGAAGATACTTGGCATAAAGCGGGGCTTCAAAATAAAAAGAACATCCTTCAGGCTGATATGGGTGATTTAATTGCAGAATCATTCGGCTGGCAAAATCCAGTAAACGGGAACGATTGCCATTACCGCTTAGAGATCGAAGCCTTCCCTATGGATAAATGGATAGAATTTAAAAACGCACTTCACATTGAATTACTTGCGCATAAATCAGATCATATAAGGATATTAGAATTAATTAAAGAACTGGAATCATTTGGTAAACCAGAAACTAAACATGAAAGCAACTTATTATAAAATTGGGTCTTACGAGGCTGCTTTTACAACTGGAAGTAGAAAATCTAATTACCATTGTTACTGCCTTATTTATGACGAAAACATGCAATTAATTAATGGACATGAATTGTATGATGTATTTTATGGTAAATGGCCCCGTTGTGAATCAGTTATAAAGAAATGGCAGAAAAGAGTTGACAAGGCCAAGTTGCATCGACTACCTATTTCAAATCCAATTCAATCTATTAATAAATGAACATCCAAGTAGGAGATATAGTATATCATCAGCTCAGCAAGTTATTATTCCGGTACGAAAACAATAAGCATATGCGCTGGATGAACATGAACCCATTCTACATTAAAACAACCCTTAAACAAATAGACTATAATGCCACAGAATATATTTCACTCCAGGAAGGGGTATGAACAACTTTATAATAATATATGCAGGGAAACGAAATTAAAGCCAGAAAATATTGAAAAATGGCCTGACATGCTTTTGTTATCAAACATAAATACCATTTTAAGTCTAAATAATTGTACATGCTATTCTCACGATGAGACTGAGCATATCCTTGATGAACTTGCTAAATAAAACAAAGCCCCAATAGAACTTAATCTAAAGGACTGTGATTTGCTTTCAATGTAAAAGACCATGATCATGGTCTTTTACTATTCAATATCTTTTTTTGATTGGGTCATTTAACACCTTTCCACGATTATTTTTACTACCATCGCTCCCAGTGCCCTCCCATGTTGCCTAATTGCCTTCAAATCATCGGATAGTATCGCATTATGTAACGCCTGGTACTGTTCATCTAAATCGGCAACAGACGGGATCCCCACCTTCTCAGCCTCTTTACCGGTCTCGATCAAGGCTATTTCTAATTTATTATTCCTCATCACTTCTCCTTTTGTTGTTTATACATACTTAAAACGCCTTCGTCTGACAGTAACGCAATACCAAACTTATCCTTCCAAACCTCTTTACTAGGCTTGTAGTTCTCCCTGATGTACTGTATTAGCTCCACCGCGTCGCATTCCCCTGCGGATTCGTCGAGCCATTCGACAACTTCAATCGCTGACTTATTTTCGCTTAACCATCTTTCAGGGTCGATTAACGTTTGCTTAGTGTGAATAAATCTTACACATTTTAATAACCAACTATCTGGCAACCGCTCACTCGCCTTCACCCACACTGCGCCGGTATGGGCGTTAGTTAATTCCAAAATATAACCGGCAAGTTCTTCAGCCGCTTTTAATTCGTTACTGAAAGTTGCCCGTTGCTCTGGCGTAAACCCTTTCGTTAGTTCTAATGTATCACTCGCTTGTTTGCGTATAAATTGCAGTCGTTTACTCTCCATATAAAAATGTTTTAATATTATTATAACATTCATTATTGTGAAACTCTAGCGTTGCACCAAACCGACCCAACAATACTTCGCTGAGTAGATCTTTCGCACGTTTCGCGTATGTTATAACCGCATCCGTCTTACTTGCTCCTAATGGCACTTTCAAGGTATCAGTGTACTTCCATATTGGATTTAAGATAGCGTTTGCTTCCGATTTCCATCGTTCCAATTCTTTTATCTTCTCCTCTGCCTGGTGAAGTTTGGCATCCTTCTCTTGAAGTTCTTTTGACAAAATCGTCATTTCATCCATTATGATTGATTTTTCTTCTTCATAGAATTTCAGTGGATTTGCCCATTGAAGCACTTCTTCAAACGCCTTATATCGACCTTCGTTCTTATAGTTATAAGAACCAAATTCACCATCTTTGTAATCGCTATGGTTTAAGGCGCGTAGCTTTGTAATTGATTCCTTCATGAAGACAACCTTATCGGCGGGTATTACCACCTCTAACGGCAGCTCTTTCTTTTCCCTTATCAACCCCAAACCTTGTGCCTCTTTTTTCTTAATTTGATATTCTACTCCGTGAGCATACCCTGCCTGATAAATAGCTTCTTCAAGTGACATGCCTGCTAATTGGTTTGCGTCTATTTGTTCCTGTATCTCTTTCTTTTCCATGTTAGTGGGGGTTCGACGTAATAATTTACATTCTTTTACTGAACTTGTGCATATGCCGGTTAACGAGTGGCCGCACGTACATTTAGTTGCTATTGACATGTTAGTGGGGGTTAGTGAGTTCATTTTTATAATTATTCATTCGCTCATTCCATACAATTGCTGCGTCTTTTGCAGCTTCATCTGAAACATATGTTGCGACATATGAATCAATAGGTTGTTCAGGCCAGTATACGCGCTTATATAATTCAGGGCCAACTGCAATATATTCATGCTTTATATCCATTACTTGCTTTTTTGTTGGTTATTGATATGCGTCTCCTTTCCAGAACCCGCGCCGATCACCGTCAAAGCTATAGTAACAGTCATTGCATACGGTAATATCTTTCCCGACAGGCTTTTCTTTGCATATGCCGCACATTTCTTGTGGCTCCTCCCCCTCCCCTTTCCATTTCGCAAGGGCTTGATTTATTTCGCCTATTGGATTAAATGGAGTATAACCAAGCCTAATAATGGTCATGCATAATTCGTGGATACGCTTCTTAGCTTCTTCCAGCGCATCCACCAGACCTTGCGCCCTGGTATTCTCCGCAGTCGCTCCGGCGATCCACAACTCACGTGGGTATTCATTTAAGTCGCAGAATGCCCCATGCTGGACACTATGCATTTGTGTCGGGAATATTTTTAATGCCTCATCCTTAATGCGTTGTTGGGGTATCATTGGTCTTATATTTATCAGGAACGTTATTGTCTTTGTTTTTGAATAATGGCATATCATAATAAACAAGTCCGCAATCATCCATAAACCATTTGTACAATAAATACCTTTCTTCTAATATTGGCTCAAAGTTTACTAGTGATTGAGTTAAGGTTAGGATCATTTTGGATTTATTAGGGTCATGCATAAACCTAATATCCTTCATTTTCCTGTTGAGCTTATTATATTCTTTTTTATCAAGCATATGAAATACTTCATAGTGAAGCTCTTTTAAATATTCAATTTCGTCTCTGCCTTTACTCATCGTTTTGCTTTTGTTGGTTTGAAATAGCAGCAAGGTTATTTAGTTCGGTTTTCCCGCACACTTGGTCAGCGCCCGACAACTGCTCATTGCTGCTATATGTCTTTATGAACTCATTATATATCTCAACGTTACGCTTAAGTCTTTCCTCTTGCTGACTAGGTGTTAACGCATCCCATTCAGCCTTAGACTTAGTGCCACATGCTAAGCATTGAAACGATCTCCTAGCGCCTATATACCTTTCGTTACAAGTTGAACATATGCAAAAATATTCACCAGGAGCGTAGCCCCCGATTGGGTATACTGGTTCATTATTATCTTCAACTGTGGCGTTCGCGTTCTTTTGCATCGGGGGTGGGGTTAATGATGTATTTTATATTTTACTCGATCTGTTGTAATCTTCACAACCTTGCCTGCTGCCAGTAATCGCTTTAGAGACGCATTACAATAAGAACTGGCAGAATTATATGATATGCCTAATTTTAACCCTATCTCTGTTGGGCCTAAAGCGTATTGACTATCTTCAAGTACTTTTAAAACAATCAAATCTTTTTCTGTTAATTTTACTTCACTCATATATCTGTTTCGTTTTTTACGTATTGTAATAATGTGTCAGGAATATATCTTCGTTCTTTTGAAGCTATACTTGGGTACATTGCAATAAATCGTTCGATAACTAAATCATAGCAGTTTAATTCTGTTATATCTATAGTGTGGTTATCAAAATTCGCATGACATGATGGCGAAAAGTAACACAATTCAATCCAATTCAAGGGGTGTGTTGCTACAGACTTAAATAACCTCTTTGGCAGAATATGCGCGATTGAAAAAAGCCAATAATCATTATTATCCTTGCATGATTTACCTCCGCAGTGCATACATCTACCTGTCATTTCTTTTCGTCTGTCATCAAACCATCTACCCAATTCCTGTCCACCTTTTGATTTGCCAGCTTTAAAGGCCGCTTCTTCCTTTATCTTTTTAGCTGACTTTTTAGCGATAGGCTTCCGAAGTTTTTGTTGCTTCGGAAGCTGTGCCTGTTCCTTTAATTTACGGATTTCTTCTAATCCCATTATTTACCATTTGATTCACTAAAATCAATAATTTCCATAGGGACCTGTCTTTTAGTTTGTCTTGCTACCTGCAATTGAACATTAATAGTTCTCATAATTTCTCTGGATTGAGTAGCAATAGAATCTGCTGCTCCAGCATCCATTTCGCCATCCTTAACCTTATTTAAAGTGTCCCAAAGGACGTTTTTGAGGTTAGTTGCCGTAAGTTCCTGACGCTCTGTTTTAGCTGTTTTTGCCATGCTCGTTTACGTTTTGTAGATGATTTATGATATAGTTTATTCTGCCTTTTTGATTCTCGATAATCTATTTCTTTGTCAAGATTTTTAAGAGCTATTGCGGCCTCCCAAAATTCACCGTAATCTTTCTTGGCTCTATATTGTTCATCATACGCCTTCTTATATTCTTTATATTTCGGCTGCCGACAATATTCAATATGTGCGGGCATTCTTCTTTGGCGGTGTTTTTTGTATTTTTCAGGATTTACCCGGTAATCTAAATGAAAAAGAACCAGCTTTTGTAGGGTATATAAAATATACTCATCTTCAGTTCTTGAAGCTCTTATAAATAAGTCGTACCATTGTTTATACACCTTCTTTTCTTCTTCCGTTTCATTAGTTCTTCGGCCAAGCCCAGCGCACTTACGATTGCAATACTGATTAAGCCCTTCTTTTATAGACCAATGATATTTACTAATATGCTTAACACCTTCTTTGCCACAATAAGCGCAATTAAAATTTATATTAGCCATTATTATTTATGTATAATGAATAATCTACTTTACTTTAACAAACATATCTAGCGGCTTTTCAATATAGTGACATAGTTTTGCATACGATTTCAAGTCTGGCATTTCGCCATTCTCACAACGAGATATTGTAGCTGCACTAACATCTATTCTATCAGCCAATGTTCGCATGTCAATATCATCATCAATAAGTCGCTTCTGCTTTAATTGCTTAGAGAATTGTTTCCCATTCCAGATCACATCCATTTGAAATAATTTCATCAAAAATACAAATTTGTTTCACAATTCAAAATATTATTTCTAAGTTTGTTCTATCAAAGCAAACAGATCATGGACAGTGAGTTCATAAACCGATTCAATGAAAGAGATGAAATAACTTTTAGAGTTGTATTTGAAGCTCTTTATCCAAGATTTCTGAAACAAGCAAAGAAAGAAATAGCAGATCATCAAGATGCTGAGGATACGGTATTATGGGTATTCGCCGGACTATGGATAGGGGATGCTATATTCAAGGAATATGAAGGGATTGAGGCTTATATATATTATGGAGTCAGAAACGGAATTTATAATTACAAGAAGAGATTAAAGATACCGACTAGCCAAGTCTTTGAAGATTACCTTCTTATAGATGATGAACAATCAGAACCACAAAACAGAAGGAGATTATTATACCTCATCAACAAGCTGCCTGATATGTATAAAAGGATATTACTATTAGAGATTGATGGATTAAGTGGGGTTGAGATAGCTAAAATAGAAAAAACAACACATCAAATAATTGCCAGGAGAAGATGGGTTGCTATACAAAAGATTAAGTCACTCATTAATAAAGTATAAGTTATGAAATATAAATATAAGCAAACACGCGGTCCTGATTTAAAAGATATATTAAAAGAAGTTGTAGGTGTGTTTAATGTTACATTGGAAGATGTAAAAAGAAAATGCAGAAAAGATGTATATGTAAAGTGCAGGAGAATTTACATATACGTTGCGTGTATGACAACAGATGCTACTTTAGTAAGTATAGGAGAATTAGTTGGATTAGAAGATCATAAAACCTGCATTTTCCATAGAGAAATGGCTAGGGAGTATTTACGCCAGGATGATCCTGAATTTATGACCGATTGGTCTAATTATACAAGTAAATCCCAGATATGGGATGAATACAAAAGACATACTTTTAAAAGTAATAATCATAAATAAAATAATAAATGATAATAGAAACTAAATATGATGTTGGTTCTGAGGTATGGTTTATGCATCAAAATAAGATAACATCCAGATATATTTATTCTGTTGAACCTATTGCCTGTAATACATACGACAGAGGTATTTCAATAAAAGCCAGGTATCGTCTTGAAGAATCAGGCCAATACTTATCTGACAACGATCTATTTCCTTCTAAAGAAGCTCTATTACAATCACTATAAACAATAATAAATACTATGCCAGTAATAAATGATGATTCATTTCAGATAGACACTGTTATGCTTGAAGGGTCAGTGTATGTAAAAGTAGATGATCTTATATCGTGGCTAAAAGACTGTAAAGAAAACGGTATGAATGATGAAACTACTCACTGGATACTTGTGTCTTTAATTTCATGTAAAAATGGGATACGTAAACAACAACTATAAATTATTAATCATGAGACAAAGTAAAACGATAGCAAAAAAGAAAGCCGCGAAGAAACGCGCATATAATAAGAAACCTAAACTGGTGCCAGTACAGCCACCAAGTCCATTAGATAGTGAACTAAAAGAATTACTTGCTGTAATCAGCATCTTTGAAAACTGGACAATCGATCAGCGCTCTAGAAATTTAAAATATCTCGCTTCACGTTATTATGATTTTCTATAAATAATAAACAATGAGTGAAGAAATAAAAGAACTAGGAGAAGAAGGCTTCAATATGGCTAGTGTTTATTTAAAATTTGGCGATATAATAGAGAATGGATGGGCTTCGTATGATAACCCTGCAAGGTTTGGTATTTTAGTAAAAGCCAGGGGCCATTCTTTAAATATCACTGATGGGAAAGGTAGATTCTGGGATTTAGTCTTCGATCATTCAACTAAAATAAAAGTTCATGGAAATGTATTAAATGATAATTATGAGAAAATCAAAAATTCAAGAAACAAGCCTGGAGGCATACAGGAGCCTTGATCCAGTAAAACTTAGAGAAACTTATAAGAAAATAATATTAGCCTTGGCCGAATTAGGAAGTGGAACTTTTGAAGATATCGCCAAAAAGATGAAGGTAGATAAAAGTGTAGTGTGGAAGCGTTTATCTGAATTAGAGAGAGCTAAAATACTTTATCGGCCAGGGAATAAAAAAACGCTTAAATCCGGAAGATCGGGCTATATATGGATGATCCTTTCATTAGATGAAGTAAATTCTATTATAGAAGATGCAAAATTAAAGTCAACTCCGACAGTACAGGATCACTCGCGAAATATACAAGCTATCGCTAATTCAAACCCTAAAACTCAAACAAACACACTATTTTAATGAAGCAGACTATAAAAGTTCCTGTAGCAGATATAAGGTCATTCAAAAAAAGCTCATCGCATATTCAAAATAAAGGCGTTCTCCCTATTCTTGATTACATAAAGTTCGACAACGGTGCTATAACAAGAACAAACATAAATGAATTTGTAATTCAGGAATCAACCTTTACCGGATCGTTTCTTATCGAAGAGAGAATACTATTTAGCTTTATTGACTACACAAATGCTTCAGATGTAACATTTGTAACAGATGGCAAAAGGGTTGTTATTTCTGATGGCTCACAAAAAGCTAGTTCTACACAAGGCGATATTTCATTATTCCCCATCCCTGAAGAAATGCCTAAAGAAACAGTATCATTAACTGATACAATTCTCAAACACTTCGGGGCAGCCGCAAAGTATACAAAAGAAGGCGGCGATGATCTTAGAAAAACTCACATCTTCATAGGGGGTGATACAATTCTAGCTTCAGATGCCAATATCGCGTTTTATAGAAAAATAGACAGGATGCTGCCCAAAACAGCCATCCATAGAAGCGTTGCGCAAAGAGTTAGCTCGATAGATCCCGCAGACTTTGCTCAAACAGAAAAGAAGCTGTTTTTTAAAGCCGGGAAAGTTATATATGGGTTTCAAAAAACAGAGGCTACATACATCGACATGAGTAGCTTTTTTAAATACGAAAACCTTGATTCATTTCATGCCCCGAAGGATGAACTAATAGCCTTTAATGATACATGTTTATCTATGTCCAAGTTGAAGATATGCCATCCATTTTTAGAAATAAAAGACGGTAAGTTAATAATGTCAGCAGTTAATAGTGATTTTGGTGTAGACAATGAAAAAGAGATAGAAGTGGTAGGTAAAATGGAAGGTAAGTTGCAGTATGATGCAGCTACACTTAATCGATTACTAAAGACAGCGCCAGATGAAGAACTTACTTTTAGTCGCGGCAAAGGGATGGTGTATATTACTGGCGACTCCGGCTTCACTTCACTAATTATGGAATTAATATTTAACAATGATACCATTTGATTTAAACAAAGCAAAGAAAGGCATACCAATGCGTACCAGGTATGGCCGACCCGCAACATTAATCGCCCATTTGGATGGCGGTCAACCTGCACCAGTACTTGTAGAGGTGGATGGGGAAATGGAAAACTACTACCTAAACGGTAAGCATGGTATAGTAGATGATGCACTTGATTTATTTATGGAATATTAAAAATAACAAACATGAGCGATAACAAATCTAATAAAGGAGGAAGCATGTCTTTCCTAGCTATTTTGGCACTTATATTTATTGTATTGAAACTGACTCGCAATATTGATTGGTCGTGGTGGTTGGTATTGTCTCCTCTATGGATTCCGGTAGTCTTATTTATATTAGGGTTTATTATTTATGCAGTTTTAAAATCAATAAAATAATAAGCAGTGAAAAATAAACCAAAGTTTGAAGTTAAATCTCACTCATATCAAATAGCTGATACCGGAGATTATGATGGTTACTGGGAAATAACTAACGGTATTGATCGAATTATCACAAGAGAAGATGGCGATGAAATAGAAGAATACTTAAAAAGAATCGCTGACTACTTAAATGAACTACAAGCTGGTGACGGGTTCGCAATGGAAACAGGAGCTGAGATAGATTGGCAGCAACGGTATTTCAAATTAGAAGGAGAATTGCTTGACTTAAAAGAAACCATTGCAAAACAGAATCTTAAACAAGACATAAACTAATATACAATATGACTCCTGAACAATACGTAAAACAATTTTACCCAGATGCGTTTTGTGATTATAGCCGGGATAAAAAATGGGCAGTAGCTATAGAAGATGATGGAGAACAACTTATCATTGGAGAATCAGAATTTTTTGAAAGAATAGCATGGCAAAACGCAAAGGATTGGATTGATAGCTTACCTGCTGATAAAAAACCAGAATGGGTAAATATTTAAACAACTAACAATATGCCAGCAGAAATAACAGAAACCAAATACGGTTATTATATCCCAATGGATGGCCCCTGGGATTCAGCAGAAGACAAGGAGGCTTATGAATCTGCAAAAAGACTATATAAGGAATGCGTTGATGGCGGCAATAAGTATGTATGCCTCATAAGATCACACCACGAATACAGTCACGGGTACTGGGTAGAAACACGTAAGCGAAGCGTGAAATATCCAGACCTTATTTTAGAAGAACATCCAAAATTGTAATACAATATGGCTAAAAAGAAAGAACATCCAACTGCAAAGTCAATATACCCTAAACAAATTGAAACATACAGAAACCCTGGATGGGAATTAGATAACTTGAGTAAAAGTTCGCCAGAACCTTATTGTTTTAATGGAGTAGTTGCATTTAAACGATATAAAATAACTGTTGAAATTATAGAAGAACCTGTTGAGGTTTACCAGGAACGATTAGAATTATTATGGGTAAAATGTGATAATCATCATCACTGGTTACCTTTGCAGGCGGCTGCTTCATCCATAGGGTATACTTTTAAAGGAGAAAGAGGTAGTCAACGAAAAAAGTAATTATTGAAAAACCAGGATGACCATTAATCAATCCCGTTACCATCCAATATGCCTATGGCCTCTGAAAATGTGCAAATAAAACAACATAAATATTTGGCAATGCAAAAAATACGCCATATCATTGTGAAACAAATTCCCCTTAAATGAAGATTACTCCCTACAAGTTAGCAAAACTGCAAGCCGAAATAAAACAAATTGGGGAAGCGTTGGATAAAACAGATGGTAAAGTAGGAGAGGCTGCAAACTTACTTCAAATAGATCGAAAAACAATCTACAACAAATTAAAAACTTACAATAAGTGGATAGAATATCAATCCAAGCAGAAGTCTTTACCTAAAGCAAAAGCCCCGCAATAAACGGGGCCACCAAATAACATACGTCCGGTGTTTTTAAAGCCTTTGACCGGATACAGCGGCTGACTAAACCGCATACAACCTCAAAGTTACGATTCTTTTTTGATATTCTTATCATCCACTTTTGGCAACGTTCTTCAAAAGGTACGACCATTAACAACAAGGGCACATGGGGTCACTCCCCCAGCAGAATAAGTGGAGGGCTAATCTGAAATAGGGGACTTAATACTATGAAAACATAGCCTTATTTCTTAATATATCCTGAGTGGGCATACAGATAGGTTTTGTGAGGGGTCTGGATATATGAAGGTGAGATTAGCTAAAAAGGAAGTCAAATACGGCACTATTAAAGGTGCCAGTATCTACCTTTTGTATGTCCTAAACTTAAATAAAATGACTAAACGTAACTCGACAAAAAAAGAGGTTAAACCATTCTCCAATCCATTTACTGAAAATTTCATACCACACTGGGAACGCTGGAAAGCCTTTAAAAAGGAGCAGTTCTATTTTACATATAAACCCATCGGAGAGCAGGGGGCGATAGATGAGCTTTTTAATGACCTATCCGGTGGGGATGAACAGGTGGCAATACAGATAATTAATCAATCTATCAACAAAGGATGGCGCGGCCTCTTTCAGCTTAAAAACTTACCAAATGGAACGATCAATCAAAGAAATACTCAAAAGCCAAGACCCACAGGAAATGTCGCTACAGGTGGTTTTGGCGAGTTATAGTCATATAGAACTTACTGATGATGAATATTGTATGGCGCTTATTGAGGCTAAAAGGAAGAAAGAGGAGTTAATAAAGAAGAAAGAGAGGGAACAGCGGGCTGAAAAGAGCCGGCAGCAGTTGACCGGGAAGATATGGACAGAGGCGCAAACCCGCGATTATATGCTTTACAGGGCCGCGGAAATGTGGGGTGGTCTGTTTAAACTGGATGAATATAATAAAGCAGTCTTTGATCTCCTATGCCTATACTTTAGCAATGACGCTCATTTTGTTAAAGCCGCAAAAGATATGGGAGTTAAAGGCGCTCATTTGGATAAGGGGATCTTATTGGCCGGGAACTTTGGAGTAGGGAAAACCTGGATGATGAGCCTTTTCAGAAAAAACAACAGGCGCGTTTACCATGTGGCCCATGCCAAAGATATTGCCAGGGAATATAAAAAGAATGGGATAGAAGCTATTGAAAAGTATTTCACTCGGGTAAAAAACCCCTTTAATGACCCTACAGTGTTCTATCAGGAATATGCGGGCCTTTGTATAGAGGATATTGGAGCCGAAGATGTTCGCGGACATTACGGCGATAAGTGCTTAGTTATTGAAGAAATAGTAGAAAGTCGTTATTCAGATCATGGACTCGTTGGCTGGTTTCACGGAACGACCAACTTAACATCCGAGCAGATTAAGGAATATTATGGGGGGCGTGTAGTTGATCGGCTAAGGCAGGCAGTTAACCTTATAGAGCTGGGCGGCCCTAGCCGAAGAAAGTAGAAATGTTCCACAGTTCGCATTAACGTTACTCGAAAACAATGAGAAAAAGAAATGTAGCTGGTAATCCTAAGAAGACATGTTCTAAGTGTGGTGGCGAATTAGAAACTAATAGGCAAGGTAAGCAGAGGTATTGTTTATCATGCCATAATCTAGCAAATAGAATTAGTCGAACAAAACATTCTGATTTGCCTGATGAGGCCAGAAAGAGAGCGAATGCAAGATCATACTTACATGTTTATATTAGAAGAGGTAAAATTCAAAAGCAGCCATGTATGTTTTGTGGCTCTGAACCAGCTCAGGCTCATCACCATGATTACGATAAGCCATTAGATGTTGTCTGGTTATGTAAAGCACATCATGGATTATTACATGAATTTCATAATAATATTTTACAATGATAGAGCTAAAAGATGTTATCCATTACTATCTAAATTGTCGTGTAATGGCAGCTCCATATGGCGGTCAACCAAATCGGTATGAGGAAGGTGTTTTGGTTGGGGTTCTTGGCGATGTATGGGAAATTAAATTTAATGGGTGGCAATCGTCTGCTCCTGTAGGTATTGATAAAATAAAGCCAATACTAAGACGATTAGAAGATATAGGCAATCATGAAGCAATCGCATTAACGAGCTTAGTTGTTCACCAAAGCGAGTTCCTTAACCCTAAAGTTTACCGAAATGTTTTGGGTGATCTGATAGTTGGGTGGGGTGATTTAATTCCTATTGATGGTGATGATGAATTTGAATATAAGTACAACGCTAGTTGTGAAAGAACATGGAGCGCGGAACAATTCAACTATTTAATTAAACAAAGATTTGATTTATTCGGCCTTATAGAGACAGATCAGGCTCTTGATGCTAAAACTATAAATAATGAACAATCCAAATAAGCAAATAATTGATCTTCTTACGGAGGCCGGGTTTGAAAGCACAGGAGAAGATGGCGCATATGCTAATCAATATTGCTGTATTAATCTGGATTATCAGAAAGAAGGATATACAGTAGTTGTAAATAATTATGGAGGGATTATGGAGGATTTGCCGACCAATGTTTATGCTATATTAGGATGGTTATTGAAAAGTAGAATGGGTTCTATAAAACTTCTTGATTTCCCGATAATATAATGGATAAGTACCAGCAAATACGATACGATTGGGAGCAAGTAATGTGGGGGATAGGTAGAAAAGAAGTTGCCTACTTTGAAGAAGATAACCTATTCTACCTGGATAGTATAATATTCTCCAACTTACGGCGTGGTATAATGGTATGGGTTTATAACGACTTGGTGCAGGCTAAAAAGATAGACAAGGTTGAAAAGCTGGATGTTGAAGTAAAAGAAAACATGTGGGCCACGGTAAAAGATATATGCGCTGGTAAAACGGATGACAGGCAAAAGATGGCAGAAATAGCAAAGGCACTTTATGTAATTGAATATTTTTTAAACGAAAAACAATAAGTAAAAATGTTAAGAGCTGATATAATCGGGTATCTTGGAAAAGACTGCGTTGTTCAGCAGCATGGGACTGATAGTGTGATCAACTTTTCTTTGGCACACACAGACAAATACAAAGATGCCAGTGGCCAGAAATATGAAAAAGTTACATGGATTAGTTGTTCTTATTGGGTAGAAAGAACGACTATTGCGCAATATTTAAAGAAAGGCACTTTGATCTATTGCTCCGGCGTTCCAGAGGCTAAAAGCTGGACTGATAAAAATGGCGAAGCAAAAGCATTCTTAAACATGCGCGTATATAGCATTCAACTTTTAGGAGGTAATAAAGATAACCAGGAAGGAGGTTCAGTTCAAACGCAAAGCTCTGACCAAGGAGGGTATGCACCTGTGACAATGAATGGAAGTACTGACGACTCGGATTTACCTTTTTAATTATGACAGTAACCCCTGAAATAGTAGCCAAGCTTATTTTTGCGACCACTCAGCTCCGGTTCTTTGAGAAAGAATACTTAGCTGACCCTGATCTGGAAACATTTGGGATAGTTACAAAGTGGCAAGCAAAAGTTGATGAAATTCTTGAACGAATGGAGATGAAGGAGTTTTTATCATACGAAGAACTTATAAATTCGCTTAAAATTTTAAATCCGTAATGTATGCCAGAAGAAATACAACCAGATCAATCCGGTAAGTCAACTCGTACCTATGAGCAATGGAAAGAGTCATTGATTAATATTTATACACATAAAATAGGCATAGATGACAGGATAAAAAACATAAAAGACGAACAAATTAAACCATACTACGATCAAGGTCTTATGCCTACTGTAGCATTTAATCAACTTTTTAATAAATGATTTTATGCGTAAGTTTTATGGTGATACATTTTTTATTATCATGTGTTCAATTTTTATAATCGCATTATTAATTCTATTATGTCTGTATTAAAAGATTTAGCAAAGCAAATACACGAAAATGCTCGTAATAAGGGATTCTGGGATAAAGAAAGAAATGTAGGAGAAATGTTAATGCTTATCGTTTCTGAAGTTTCAGAGGCGATGGAAGCAGATAGAACTAATAATTACTATGATGCACTTACAAGGTATCGAGTTGATAAAGACTTAACTCAAAATGGGTCAAGATGGTCTTTTAATGTTGTTGATAATAATGATGAAGCGTGGCTTAATTGGTTTCGATCTGAGGTTAAGAACTCATTCGCTGACGAGCTTGCGGATGCAATGATTAGAATAATGGATTTGGCTCATTCAAAAAACATAGACCTTGAATGGCACATAAAAGCCAAAATGAGATATAATGCTTCAAGACCACATATGCATGGTAAAAAGTACTAAACCTACAATAAATAATAATTATGACAGCAAGTGTATATTTTATTAATGGATATATAAATACCGGAGTAACAGATGCAAGTTTAGATACAAACAAAATAAGTGATGGGTATCATACATTCGGTGAATTGTATGAGCATCGAATAACATTGTTTATTGCATTGTGCCGAATATATTCCCTTGAAATGGGAGGACCGGTTTGGAAATCAAAGAAACACCATGACGGAACATCTTATGACGGATGGTTTATCATGGGCATATTTAAAGAGAAGGGGAAACAAATTAGCTATCATCTGCCAATATCCAGATGGGATGATATTGATTACTGTGAAGAGTTGGATTCTGCTCCTGAATGGGATGGGCACACAAGCAACGATGTATTAGAACGTTTAAAACAATTATAAAAACAAAACATGAAAAGACTAGTATTATTCCTTGCTATTATTGTAGCTGCTTCTTGTATTACATGGGCGTTAAAAGCTCAAACTAAACCCAAAGAAACTCCTAAAACCTACCATGTATCCCTTTCAATTGACCAATGGCAATCTATTCTGAATGGCCTGGAGGCAGTAAAGAATGCAGTAAAGACTTCTAATATGTCTGCTGCCCAAGCCACCTTTATATCAGATTCTATAATAATTCTATATCAAAACGAATTTAGCCGACAGATCCAGCAACAGATAGTAGCAGAGAAAGCTACTAAGCCGGACACCACTAATAAGAAGAAATAAAAATACCCCGCAGAAGTGCGGGGCATTCAACTAACAAATTCAATGAAAAAATCAGGCATTAAGCATTGGCTAATGTGGCGATCTGAGCAGGGGTTAAGCTGCTGTAGAAGACAGTATCTCCTGTTGCGGCAGTTAATATCTTGCTGTAGATTAATGCGCCACCTGCTTGTCGGCCAGCCTGCAAATCATTTAATGAGGAAAAGGAATTTGGCTGAACATTCAGCGTAGCACCGGCAAATTGAATGCTCATCCCATACGGATATAAACTCCTGTTAATCACATTGTTGGAGTTGATTTGGTATACCGGTACTGCTATTAAGGTTGCTGTTGCCATAAAAGATTGATAATTAGTTAGATAATTTAATGACAGGTAAAAATAACAATTTTAATGGATTCTTTAACTTTTAAGCATTCTTTCAATAGCGGCGACTTGATTACTGTTTTACCAGGCATAAAACATTTAGCTGAAAAAAATGGTCAAAAAGCTGTAATCTATCAGCGATTAAATCTTCCTGCAAACTATGGTCATAATGATGCACATCCTGTAAAATCGGAAGATGGAACGCAGGTATGTATGAATAGGCAGATGTTTGATATGATGAAGCCCCTTATAGAATCGCAAGAGTATGTAGAAAGATTTGAGATTTGGGATGGGCAAGAAGTTACATTTGATTATGATTTAACAAGACATGATGCCAGAATGCCATTACCAGGCGGCGATATACATAAATGGCCTTCGCTTATTTATCCTCAGCTTGAATGTGAATTAGACAAGCCTTGGATTTATGTAAATTATCCTGAAAGAGTTAAGAGGCATGATGGTCATTATGAAGCAGGATGTATAAGTATAGGTGGCAGAGGCAAGGTTGAACACTTATGTAATGAAACATATCCCATAGGCCAGATTGTGATAAACCGAACAGCGCGGTATAGAAATCCATATATATCATATCACTTTCTAAAAAATCACACAAATAGAATAGTTTTTATTGGCACCAAAGACGAATGTGATTCTTTTTGTAAAGAATGGGGTTTAGGAGATGAATCTGGTAATTATATATATAGGTTAGCGGTTAATGATTTTTATAAAGTAGCGCAAGCGATAAAAGGGTGTAAGTTTTTCATAGGCAATCAAAGTCTTGCATGGCATATTGCAGATGCAATGAAAGTTCCTCGTATATTAGAGGTTTGTGTGGAATACCCCAACACATTTCCAACTGGCCCTAATGGGTATAGTTTTGTAAAGCAAGGAGCCTTGGAGTATAGATTTAATAAACTACTAAACGAAACAAATGGATAAACTGAAATTACCGAACGTTACATTGGTTTGTATTGACTGTAAAAATTATGGTGATGCTATTACTGCAATAAAGAAATCTCAATATCAGGTTGAATTTGGCGCTACAAAATTTCTTACCGATATTAAAGCCTATAATCCAAAGTTCCCATTCGAAATAGTAAAGATTGACACCATTTCAACAAAAGAAGAATATTCCAAGTTTGTAATTAAAGAGCTTTATAAGTATGTTGATACCGATTATGCATTGATAATTCAACATGACGGATACGTTCTTGATGCAAATGCATGGTCTGATGAGTTTTTTGAGCATGATTATATCGGAGCCGCATGGCTCGAAAACGAAGGCCCAAATGTTGGGAATGGCGGCTTTTCTCTTCGATCAAAAAGGCTACAGAATATACTTGCTACAGACGATTTTATTATGCCGCTTCACCCGGAAGATAATTGCATCGCCAAAATATATCGACCTTATTTAGAAGAGAATTACGGGATAATGTTTGCCCCAACAGAATTAGCCGATAAGTTTTCATTTGAACTGCGCGAACCAATACAGCCTACATTTGGGTTTCATGGCAATTTCCATAAGCCGTATACTCCTACGATAGTGATAAAACGAAGTGCGGCGCTTGGGGATTGTGTGGCTATTGAGCCAGTTCTTGAATATTACCATAAAAAAGGGTATAAGGTAGCTATTGATATGCCATTAGAATTAGCTATGGTTTATGCGCAACATCACTACCCTGTATTCCATATCTCGCAATTAGATAATAGAGTGCCAACAACAGTAATTGATCTTGATGGGAGTTACGAAGCAAATCCAAAACAACTACATCTTAAAAGTTATTACGAGGCAGCGGGAATATTTGACGGAGAAGTAAAAAATCCTAAATTGAACTTTGTAATAGGAGAACATAACAGGATATTTAAACGATATATAGTTCTTCATATTGATGACCGCGATCAACCATATAGGAACGTGTACGGTGTTAACTGGCGAGAAGTTGTGCAATACTTAAATAAGAAAGGGTATACGGTAATCCAGGTAGGATTAAGTAAGCATGAGCCAGTAGAAGGAGCGATTGAGATGAAAACTATTGCGAATAATTTTTTAATGTATGTTGTGGCTGGGGCTTCCTATTTTATTGGCGTAGATTCTGGGCCTGCTTCAATTGCGGTAGCTACTGGAGTGCCTTCTGTTATATTCTTTGGTTCAGTTGATCCCTCTCACATACATCCTGATTTATCAAATATATGTGTTATCCAAAAAGAAAAGTCCTGCGATACTCCTAAGTGTTGGTCGGATGTGGTTGGTGGCACAACTGGTAAAGGATGTGTAGTTGATGCTAAAAAGCCACCATGCACGCAATATAATATGGATGATGTGATGTATTCAATAGATAAATTTATTTCATGATTTACGATTGTTTTTTGTACAATGGTGAGCGAGAGCTTTTAGACATAAGATTGCATGAATTGTCTAAGTGCAAAGAGCCGGTGACGCATATCTTAGTAGAGGCGGCTTATACATTTTCAGGTAAAGAAAAGCCTTTATATTTTAGCCAGGTAAAAGAAGAATATGCAGAATGGCCTATTATATCAGTTACAGTAGAGAAATTCCCAGAAACAGAAAATCCGTGGGATAGGGAACGGTATCAGCGTAATTTGATAAAGCCAGCGTTAAATATGATGAACCCTGGTGATGATAATATAGTTATAGTAGGAGATGTAGATGAAATAGTTATGGCTCACATCGTGGATAAATTCGCTGATAGTAATGGGAGTTGGTTTGCTTCATTATCAATGAGCGTATATTCTTATTATTTGAACGCCAAAGATGCAGGTTTAAAATGGGATAGGTCAAGAATTATGCGGTGGGAATATTTAAAAGATAAAACGCCAGATGATATTAGGAATAGCGGGTATAAAATATCTATACATAATGCAGGGTTTCACTTCACATGGCTCCATAATAGAGCGCATGAGAAGCTAGAATCATTTTCCCATACAGAATTAAATACTGACCATAATCACTATTTGATAGATGGGTTAGATAATTTTTGGAGTGATGTTGAATACAAATATGTAGACATAGATGAATCATATCCAGAATACATTAGAAAAAATATTGAAAAACTTAAGCACTTAATTAAATGAAAGTCTTTGATGCATTTAGTTTTTTTAACGAGTTGGAATTATTGAAGTTGAGATGCGAGGAGTTAAAACCTCTTAATCCAATACATGTTCTGGTAGAATCTACATATACGCATACAGGTGAGCCAAAAGAATTGGTATTTGCGCAGAACAAGCATTTGTTTTCATCTTATAATATCAGGCATATAGTTGTTAATGATATGCCTAATAACGGGGATGCGTGGGATAATGAAAAATACCAAAGAGATGCTTGTTTGAATTATGGGGAAATGATTGATTTAGAAAATGAAGATATTGTGATAATAAGTGATCTCGATGAAATCCCAAGATGGCAAGCGGTTCAATTCTATGAACCACGAATGGGAATTGCTTCTTTGCAGATGGATAAATACTCGGTTTATTTGAATCTGCTAGAGGGAATCCAAAATTGGGGGATAGGCAAAATAGTAACTGGAAAGCATCTTTTAGAAAGAAGCGCTAGTGAGATACGGAATGGCGGCGCTGATTTTGGTATTTATTTCGGCGGGTGGCATATGAGTTTTATGGGTGGCGTTGAAAGAATGAGAGAAAAACTATTCGCATATGCCCATACTGAAACATTAAAGCCAGAGCTGCTAGACCACCTGGAATATAAGTATGAAAGCGGTCAGTCTCTTTGGGCCAATGATTATTGGAGGTTCGTTAAGATAGATGAATCATTCCCAAAGTATTTACAGGATAATCAAGAAGAATTTAAACACTTAATTAAGAAAATATGACTTTAGATGATCTAGCTATAAAATATGGAACTGATAAGTCAAGTAAGGGGCATTCATATTGTCAATATTACGACATGATATTAACGCCTATTAGAAAACAGCCGGTCAAGCTATTAGAAATAGGTATTGATAAAGGCGCGTCCCTATTGATGTGGCGAGATTATTTTGAGAACGGGGAAATACACGGTATTGATATAAGAGATGGGTATGAATATTTGAATGGGGTTACTACGCATGTTGTAGACCAAAGTAGTTTTGCGGATTTATTTTTCTTTGGTGAGCAATATCCTTATTATTTTGATATAGTTGTTGATGACGGAAGCCACATGAGTAGTGATATGATTAAAACATTTTCATTGCTATTTCAATATCTTAAACCAAGTGGGTATTATATAATTGAGGACTTATTGTGTGATTATGATGATAGATGGAATAAGGGGGAAAGCGTTATAGAATATATAAAAAACATGATAGGGGAGGTGAATATGAATGGTATTATCCCTAATAGCCACATTTGTGCTAACAAAAAAGAAGCTATTGCAAAATATAAAGCCAATTATTTTGAAACAAATATTGAGTGGGTGTTTGCTGCCTGCGGTACAGTAATAATTAAAAAAATATAATGGACATAACATTATTATCTGTTAATTGGAACCAGCTGCCATGCGTAGAGCTGTTGCTAAAATCTTACGTTTATTATCATTATCAGGGGGAACCGTTGAAATTAATGCTGGTAGACAATGGAAGTACAGATGGAAGTAAGGAGTGGCTGCGAGAAAATCATATCCCATTTTTTGACTACCAAGAGAATGTTGGTCATGAAAATGCATTGAATGCGCTGTACGAAGAAGTAAGAACAAAATATGTACTTCTTACTGATACTGATGTAGAATTTAAGGATGATGTATGGGGGTATTTGTATTTGCTTAATGATAAAGTTATTAGTGCAGGAGAATTAATTGATAAGAACTTCATGGGGGCTACAAAGATAAAAGATAGAATAAGTCCTTGGTTCTGGCTGTTTGATTGTGAGGCTACAAAGAAAGCCGGTATAGAAAGATTTAGGACTAAAGAGGATTGGACATATGATGTTGGAAGTGAATTTTGGGAGTCGATACAAGCAAATGGGTTTTCAAATTATCATATAGAACGAAAACCTGGTAATCAGGATGTTGATATAGTTAGTATGAGATATGATAAGTTTGATCACATAGGTAAAGTATCTTGGGATGTATTCAATAAGCATCAGGATAGAATAGGCGAGGTGACAATGAGGCGAGAATATGTAAAAAGTAGGTTATCTAAATATCAACACATTGATTTAAAAGATAAATTTATTTATGGGTAAAACATTAGGCGGCGTAATGTTTATTAAAGACGGCGTAAAATATGATTATTGCTTTCAGGAAAGCATAAGATGCCTTTGTGATATGTGCGATCAGGTATCCGTTGTTGGTATAGAATCAGAAGATAATACTATAGAATTGCTTTATGATCTTGGGAAAGAATACAATAACCTATTTGTTACTGTTTTGAGTGTTGAAGAATGGAATAAGCAAAAGGGTAGAGAAAAATTGGCTTTTTTTCAGAATCTAGCATTATCATTTTTAGACACTGATTATTATTATTTACAACAAGCAGACGAGATAACCCATGAAGCTGGGTTTGAAATAATAAGAGAAGCTATAGCTGAAGGAGAGGAAGCGTATTATATTCGAAGAGTGAATATGTGGGGAGATTGTAACCATTGCTTAATTGTTCCTGAAGAAAGACAACCCTGTAGTACTAAGGTTATACGTTTAGCTAAGACAAAATATATCTCTATAGGGGATGGGGAGTCAATAGATGCCCCGGCTGTAGATAAATATTTATCTGGGATATACATGAGACATTATGGTTTTGTTAGGAAAAGAGAAGTCATGAAAGATAAGGTCATAAATATGCAGGAAAATGTTTTTGAACTAGGGTTCCATGATCCTAAACTAGATCAATCTGAAATTTTTAAAAGTGAATTATGGTTCTCAGGTAAAGACTTAAATCCTACTTTTTTTCATTCAAAATATATTCAAAAATGGGTCTTAGATAGACCATAAAACACACTATGAACAAATCAATTTTATTTTCAAAAGAAGCAAGAGACAAAGTAAGAATCGGAGTCAATACAATGGCTAATGCGGTTTCTGTTACGTTAGGGGCTAATGGCCGAAACGTTTTACTAAGTGAATCAGTTGTTATTGATTACGGTACAAGATCCCTGCCTGTAAAAGTTACAAAGGATGGTGTTACGGTTAGTCGCGCTGTGCATATGACCGATCCAGTAGAGAATGTAGGGGCTATTATGTTAAGGGAAGCTGCTGAAAAAACGTTGACACAGGCGGGCGACGGAACCACTACCACTATTGTATTAGCTAGGGCTATTGTTAATGCCGGTTTAGAAATGATAGATAAAGGTTACAACCCAATGTCGATAAAGCGACAAATGGATAAATGTGTCGAATATATAGTTGATAAGATAAAACAAGACGCATTGCCAGTTGGGGGAGATATTGAAACTATTAGGAAAATAGCTACCGTTTCATCCAATAATGACCCATCAATTGGGGATTTGGTTACAAAGGCATTTGAAAAGATAGGAGAAGACGGGATCATAGATATTGAACAAGCTAAAAGTGTTAATACTGAAATTAAAATATCTGAAGGATTTCAGATAAAAACAGGCTTTATAAGCCCATATTTTATTACAGATAAAGCAAAGAAAACATGCGAATTGATAAACCCTAATATTTTGCTATATGAAAAAGTAGTTAGTAATATGGCCAAATTTGCGCCAGTTTTTCAAGCCAGTATTAAAACTGGTAGACCATTGTTGATAGTCTGTGAAGATTCTGATGGGGAAGCATTAGCAACTGTAATTATGAATACACTTCAAAAAACAATACCGCCTGTTTGTATAGTAAAGTGTCCATCATTTACAGAAAACAAGTTTGAAGTGATGGAAGATATTGCGGTATGTACCGGGGCAACATATTTAACAGATTCAAAAGGCGTTGGATTAGAAAGGGCTACGGAGAAGCATTTAGGCAAAGCGCAAAAAGTAATTGTATCTGAAAATAGCTGTACTATTATAGGGGGAGAAAAGAACACTCAGGCTCATGATGATTTACTAAATGAGCTTAGAATGAATCTGACGCAAGCCAAAGGGGAAGATGATAAATCAGTCATCGAAAGAAGGATTGCTAGGTTGAAAGGTGGGATAGCTGTTATATATGTTGGAGGTCCAACAGAAACTGAAATGAAAGAAAGGGTTGATCGGGTGGATGATGCAGTTAGAGCAGCAAAATCAGCAAACGAAGAAGGATACGTACCGGGAGCTGGCATTACTTTCATTAAATCTATAAAACATATAACATCTGAGCAATACAATGAAAATAAACTAGGATGGGATATATTGTTTACAGCAATGGAGGCTCCCGTTCGGCAGATTATCAGGAATGCCGGGTTGGATGAGGTTGAATATATGCAACAGATACAGGAATATGGGGATGATATTGGCTTGAATGCAAAAACAGGACATGTGGAAAATTTATTAGAAGCTGGCATTATTGATCCTGTAAAGGTGCTTAGATGTTCCCTTCAGAACGCGGCAAGTGTCGCAGGAATGCTTCTTACATCTGAATGTTTAATCGTAGATACATTTTAATATATGCAAAACAAAATAAAGGCTAAAAATAATTACGTGTTGCTCATTCGGGATATACCAGAGGAGGAGAAGATGGGCCTCTTGATTCCCGATTCAGCAAAGAAAAAACCTCAGACGGGAAAGATATTTAGTGTAGGGTCTTTGGTTCAAGATAAAACAATAAAGAAGGGTGAGAAGGCTTATTTCCATATGACAGCCGGATTTGAAATGGAAATAGAGGGAGAAGTGATATTTTGCCTACGAGAACAAGATGTAATAGCGTGTGTATGAAACCAACAAAAAACGGGATTATTTTGAGGGTTAACCCAGACCAGAAAGAGCGGGCTGTGATTGGCGATGTAGAGTTAATGGTGGCTACTAAGTATAGAACCAACCATCGGGAGAAACACCCGGTGGTTGGAATTGTAGAAGTTGGCAATGAGGATATACAACCAGGAACAGTACTGATATGCCATCATAATTATTTTTATGGGGATGTGAGTGTTTATTCAATGGGGGATGGCCTCTTTTCGATCCCGATTAATAAAAATATATTCATGCGAATTGATGAAAATGGCGACCCCCATTCAATGTATGGAAATATTATATGTGAGCGTATATGGCCATCATCAGAGTTAGAAATGCCAGACGCCTACAAAAAGGAGTACATAGACCGGGCTAAAGTTATATCTAATGGGTATGGGTATAAAGTAGGGCAGGTGGTATTCCATACCCCCTACGCTAACTATGAAATTGTATATAATTGGGGAAATAAGGAGCGCAGAATCATAAAAGTTGAAAAAGACGATATTGTTGCCATATCGGTAAAATAGTTAATTTTATATCAAATCCTATTTTAATGCCAGATATGACTACGGGGCAAACGGCCTTCCCCTTCACCGATATATTGTTGTCCGTACAATTCGCAGATCCTAAAGAGGTTGCTAAAAAAGAAACCGGGGAAAAGATAGCGCAGCGAATTTATACTGAACAAACCCAATCCTCCAGCAACCTCAATTTCTTTTCTGCCAGGGCAGCAAAGTGGATTCAGGTTTTGAAATGGGCCACAGGGACTCAGGACATGACGGAGTTCCTTGATTTTTTTAATGTAAGTGATGGTAATAAGGCATACGTTAAAATAGATATGACCCCTATCATGATCGGGCCTCAATTTGTTTTAACGCTTGTTGAAAGCATGAGCAAAAATGAAGAGTACCCATGTGTTACCGCCATTGACGAGTCAAGTGCGCAGGAGAAAAAAGATAGAAAAGAAGACGCGTTATATCGGATGCGAGAGGTTGAAACAATTAACCAGGTACAACAAAGCACTGGCGTTATGGTCGAGCCTCCCGATGCCTATGTCCCGGATGACGAGCTGGCAGCGGATGTATATTTTGAATTACAGGATAGGCTTCCAATAGAAGTAAATCTGGAAAAAAAGTTACAGTGCATATTGGATGAAAATCAGTATATGCGGGTTTTAAAGCCGAAGAGTCTTTATGATTTGGTTGTGCATAATTTAGGGTCAACTAAGATAGAGCGTCATGGTAAAAAATACTGCATTCGAAAACCGGTTCCTCAAAATATGTTTTATAATTATTTTGTTGGGGAGACAGGTAAATACGAGTTGTCGTATATCGGGGAAGTGTATGCACTAAAGGTTCGGGATTTGAGGTCAAAGTATGGGAGGTCTCCAGAAAACCCAGACGGGTTAACAGAAAAAGAAATATATGAATTGGTGCGAATGTCATCTACAAGAAACACAGGGTTAGGGTTTAATTTCCTGTGGAAGATGGAGTATCAATTCTATAATTATAATTGCCCCTGGGATGACTATTCTGTCTATGTTATAGATTTTGAAATTAAGGTAGGCACCTCTGATTATTATGTAAGTAAGCCAGATAGATATGGCAATGAAAATATTGCTCCAAAGCAAAGTATTCCGGCCCCCACATCAGAAAAAGCTCGGATACATAAAAAAGACAAAAGCAGATGGTATAGAGGAGTATATGCGCCTTATGCTCACAAAATGATTTATTGGGGGCTGCCTGATGTAGTGATACTGCCTTTTCTGAATTTTGATGAATCTCTTTCTTCCTACTCTATTGTTATTCCATTCAACAACGGTCAGTATATCCCTTCATTGTTTGAAAGAGCAATGGAGCCGCTGCGTGAATATGCGTTAACAAAATTGAAGCGAAAGCAACTGATAGCTAAACTAAGGCCTTCAGGTATTCGCATTGATGTGCATTCTGCCAGAAATATTGATTTAGGGAATGGTAATGTAATCCCTTGGGAAGAGGTAGTGAGAATATTCGATCAAACGGGTAACGAGATATGGAGTAGTCGCGGTGTTGATCCATTAAGACAAGAAGCGCCTGCCATTAGCGCAACTGCGCCAGATGATACCTTACAGAAGATAATGCAACTTACTCAGACATTAGAAGGGATAGAGAATGAGCTGCGTGGTTTATTGGGAGTCCCCAGATTCAGGGATGGGTCAGATGTAGGCGATCGTACAGCAGCTAAATTAGCGGAAGGGCAAGCTGAGTCTTCATTTAATGTTACCGACTTCATCCCTAATGCTCATAATCAACTTATGGAGGAAACTCTTTATAAGTGTGCATTGCTGGAGTGGCAGGATGCGATTAAGGAAGGCGATGAATCTATGATTAATGCCAGGTTTAAGGTACATGTAGAAATGAAGCTGACAGCATACGAAAAGCAAATCCTTGAACAAATGATTCAGGTGGGTATGCAGGAACAGTTACTGACATTTAAAGATGCCTTCCAGATTCGACAAATAAAGAATTATAAATTGGCAACAATGTATCTGGATGCAATGACCGAAAAGAATAGAAAGCAACAGGCGCAAGCGCAGGAAGCAAGTGTTAGAATGAATGCAGAAGCGCAGGCTCAGTCATTGCAGCAAAAAGGACAAATGGATGCCCAGATTGAACAAGTTAAACAACAGGCAGAAACAGCGAAATCACAATCAGAAGCTAAAAGCAAAAAAGAACAAATACTACTACAAGGAGTTCTTCAAATATACAATACATGTCTTACCAATGGCACTCCGGTCCCTGCTGAATTAAAACCTTTGATAAATCAGGTAATGCAGAATGTAGGCATCCCAATTACTGTTGAAAACCAGCAAATGCAACAGGAGATTGTATTAAACACTATGCAGCAACAGGAAGAATTAGAAGAAGTACAAGAAGGAGAAGATCAAGAAGAAGTAGAAGAGCAACAACAATCACCACAAATGATGCAGTAGTATGGCTGAAGTGTTAATCCAGGGGATATTATGCAAATACAGGGATTTAGGTAAATCTATTATTACTGAAGAGGGGGAGCTTATTGATGGGGAAGAAATATTATATTCCGATCTTCCAAAAGAAGAACAATATTTTAGACGAACAGAAATCCCCTTTTCGGATGATGATTTAGTTGCCATTGCGGCCAAAGAATTAACCTATCAAGGGTATACACCTATTCAAAAACAATGGGTAGATAGAGAAAACAAAAGATTTGAAGAAGGAGTTTATGCATACATAAATGGGGATTTGACTTATCTGCCAGGGGCTTATTATTGTTACGTAAATTATTGGACATTAGAACACGGTGAAAAACCAGATTATAGAGAGGATGATAGAGAGTTTTTTTTGTTTCATGAATATCTTAGACTTCACACAGAATGTCGTGGGCTTCTTAGGTTGAAAGGTCGTCGTCAAGGAGCAACATCTATCGGAATGTTTTTTATGTGGTTTGTTGCTGGACGTAAAGAGTATCAAAACTGTGGGACAACATCTTTTAATGATACGGCATGTCAGGATAACTTTCAGAAGATGTTCATGTATGGATTCAAATCAATGCTGCCATGCTTTCAGGCTGAATTTGACAGCGACTCAGAAAATTTTATACGATTTGTAAAAGCCGTAGAGAAAAAGAAAAAGGGCGTCTTGGCTGTAAAAAGAGAAGGGTTAAATAGTTATGCAGATTATAAGTCTAATGCTATTAATTCTTATGATTCTGGTCGGCAATCATATAACGTACCAGATGAAACTGCAAAGAGAGGTGTAAAGGTTAACATCAATTCATATTGGTCACGATTAAGTAAAACATTAGAAGTTGGTGTTAATAAGGTAGGATTCGCATATATGCCAACAACTGTTGGACAAAAGAAGGAAGGGGGCGAAGCATATAAAATATTCTTTAACGAATCTGATCAGACAAAAATAGATCCAGAAACCGGTCGGCCATATGGAGTAAACACGCCTACAAAATGTGTTCAATATTTTATGGCTGCTACAAGAGGATATGCGGGATGTATAGATAAATATGGAAGAAGTGTTATTGATAACCCCAAAGAACCTGTTATGGGGAACGATGGAAGAATGATAACAGAAGGTTCAAGAACTAAAATATTACGAGATCGGGCAAAACTAAAGGATGATCAGTTGATGGAGCATAGGAGAGATTATCCTTTAGATGTTTTTGATGCGTTTTCTTTTGAGGCTGGTATATGTGAATTTAATGAAAAGATGTTAAGAGATCAAATCCGGTCACTAGAAGAGAACCCTGTATATTTAAGACGGGCGAGATTGTATGATAGCACTTCTATATTACCTAATGGGATCGCGCCAGCTAGTGGGAAAGATAGACGTTCTGTTTCATACATTGATGACGATTCTGGATATTGGCTAATTTTAGAAGAACCAGAGGTTAAGAATGATTTTAATTGTCTGGGAGATGTTTATTCGGTTAATGCGGCACACAAGTATGTAGTAGGGGCAGATACAGTCAGGATTTTTAGTGCAGAACATGGCAGTATGGCTACTATATGTGTCTTTAAAAAGTCCTGTGTAATTAATGGGGAGGAAAAAGGGAATTATCCCGTAGCCTTTTATGCTGGGAAGCCCAAGACGCCTTCTTTACTATACGAGGAGATTATAAAGGCGTGTTTATTTTATGGGTGTAAGGCTAATATAGAAAGAAGTGCAGGGGATCATTTTGTAGAATATTTTTATAAACAGGGATGTGATGAGTTGCTATACTGGACACCAGCGCGTAATCCCAATAAGCCTGATCAAAAACCACTGGCAGGAACGGAAAGCGCAAGCCCTTTCCAGGTCAGTATGCAGCTGGAATGCGCAAAATTGTATTTTGATGGAAATAATCCTGTTGTTTATAATGGGAATATACATAGAGTTAAGTTCTTAATTCTTCTAAATCAGGCGCTTGGATATAATCATGCGGAAAGAACCCCGTTTGATTGGATGATTGCTTTAATGATGTGCCTAGTGGCTGCATTACGCGCTCCAGAGGTTAAGTCTACCAACTTGAAGCCTAAAGAAATATTGCCAACTTATGATTTAAAAAAGATGAACTATAATTAAATTGAAATAAGTTTTTTGACTTTTGGTATTTTTTATAATAACTTTACTGTAACTAACTCATTCCCTGATTTATGTCTGAAAATGTAGCGACAAATCCTTTGCCGATTGAAATTCAGCAGCAAATGGCTATGGCTTTTGGTGAGCCTGTGCCTGCAACTCCTGTTGTAGCTGCTCCTCCAGCACCTTCTAATGTTTCTGAGCCTCCAGCTCCTTCAGCCCCTCCGGCAGCTTCTGATGCCGCCGCTCCTCCTGCTCCTGTAGTTGATGATAATATTGTGTATGTAGATCCTAATGAATATTTAAAACAAAATTTAGGTTGGGATAATTGGGATGTGGCGAAACAAGAATTGCAAGCTCTAAGGGAGAGAGCGCAAACTCCGGCAGAAATAAAATACGCAAACGACGAGGCTAAAAGATGGGCCGAATATTTCATTTCTGGTAAAGAAGATGAGTTATACCAATCATTACACGCAAGACAACAAGTTAAAAATATAGATACGCTTTCTGATGAACAGAAGATAAAGCTGTACATCAAAATGCAAAACCCGCTGTTTCAGCAACAACACATAGATTATCAGTTTAAACGTGACTATGGATTTGATGAGTCGCAGTTTAAAGATGAGGATGGAAATGTGATTGATCAAATTGGCCTTGACTATGCGAAAATATCTGCACAACAAAAAATGCAGAATGATTTAAGTCGGGCAAGTGAATATTTTACACAGTACAAATCTAAAATTGAACTTCCAGAAATAAAGCCGCAGGTTGCACAATCAATTGATGAGGAATATGAAAGCTACAAAGCCAGTACTGCCAAGAGCTTAGACGCCTACAACAATACGGTTGTCCCTGCATTAAAAGCACTTTCTGAAGCAGATGTTAATATGGCCTTTAATGTAAATGACCCTAATAATCAAATGCAATTTGACTTAGGCATTGCTGTTGATAAAGGCGATTTTGATACCGCGCGGGAAGAGGCGCTTAACCTGAGTGATTGGATTAATAACTCCTTTTATGATGACAAGGGGAACTTTCAACCAAAAAATCTGATTCGCGCAACACTCTTGTACAAGAACTTTGACAAGTATGCTCAAACTATTGCAAGACAAGCAGTGAATGCAGAACGGAAACGGATGATTGAAAAAGAAGCTCCTAATCCATCAATTAGGAGAGATTTTAATATTGATCCCACGCTGAAAACAGAATTTGATAATAAAATGAACATGGCTTTATCTGTGTAGTTTGATTGTTTAATAACAATTAAAATCTACAAAAAATGGCAGTACCTGGTATAGTAAGGGGTGCAACTGGCGCACCCGGAACCGTGGCCTATCCTAGTGGATTGGACACCGGTATTTTCAATGAACTCAACTTTGTTATCCCCGATTATATTCCAAAATTAATGGCTAAGTACGGAAACGACAGCTATATGCTGGTTTCTGAAATGCTTGGTCGATCTACAGTTGAAGAACAAACCACTACCACAAATACCTACTCTCACTTTGAGCGTGGCCGTTTGTTTGGTGTTGGGTTGGTTGCAACTGCCGTTAACGGCGTTACATCTGGCTCTACTATTTCTATTACATTCAAATCCCCGGAATCGTATAATAATGCTGCTGGTACTCAGTCGCCATTCCTGAATCTCCAAACTGTGAAGATTCGTTCAAATGGTAGAAAGGCCCGTATCCAGAACATTAATAGAACTGTAGCGGGAGCTTTTACAGCAGATTTAGTGCCTCTTGGCAACTATGCGCTGATAACCGGATCTACTGGTACTACTTTGAATGCAGGCGAAGGTCTTGAAACATTCGGTAATCAGTTAGCTGGCGAAAGCTCAGACTCTCAGGGTACGCAACAACCAAAGTTGTATCGCTATGATAATACTGCTACCGTTTTACGTGCTTCTGTTAAGTCCAGTGACTTAGCCAGCATGAATAAAACGCAGATTGATTTCGGCGAAGGCAATAACTATCTGCCATATCTGGCTGTAAAAGCTATGAATATGCAGATGATGGTATCAATTGAAGATGCCGTTCTGGAAGGCGTTCCATACTCAAATATAAATACTCAGGGTACAGTAGGTACAATAGGTTGTATCCCTGAAGTGGTTTCTCGCGGTACAGAGATTGACTATATCAATTTCAATTTTACAATACCTGACTTCCAGAATTTGACTAAGGTGTTGGATTATAATGGTGGCCCAGCCGAGTATCACATGATTCAGGAATTAAGCCAACGCCAGGATATAAACAACCTGCTGTTTGGTAAATATCCTAATGGAATGATTTCATATGGTAGTGTAGGTTTTGGTTCAGAAGCTGCCGTGGCTTATGGATTTAAATCATTCTCTACCGATACCTATTCTTTCCACTTCCACCGTTACAAAGGCTTTTCTGCACCTGCTGTGTTTGGTTATCAACCAACGCAAGGTGATTATAGAAAAGGATTTGGTATGGCTTGCCCTCAAGGAGAGGTACAGGACGCTAAACTGAATGTGGCCCGTCCGTTCTTACAATGGGTATATCAACGCCAACCTGATTTACCGGCTGGTATGAAAATATATAGCTGGGAATTAGGTTATACTAAGGCAACCAAAACTACTGAGGCCAGCAACAAATATGAACAAATTTGTTATGTTGGTTCAAGGGTAGTATGTGCTGAACAGTTTGGTATCCTGCAAGGCAAGGATCAGTAAAATATACAAGCACCCGATTAGTTTGATCGGGTGCTTCTTAATTTTCATATATGTCTAAAAATGAAACTTTAGTTAAAGATCAGGAAACTGTTTTGGCAGAGCTGAATACGAAATTCGTGTACGTTCTTTCATTGAAAAATGATGTTCGCGGGCGTGTTTATGATGCAGACGGCAACCCTATAAAAGACCCAGAATACCCTGCAAGAAGGAATTTACTCTTGCGTAGTTCAATTGCGTGGCCAGGCGGCACCGACCCGTTTTCTAAAAAGCAAAGACCAGCAGGTAAATATTTTATAAGGTATTATGATAGCTGTACTACCTTATTTGTAGACGACCAACCTAAAGACACAGAGACTATTAATCAATTAGTAGCTGCCACCAGGGAACTGCATTTCATTAAAGGATTTTTAGAGGTATATGGATATGAGACTATCCTTAAAAATTATCTTGATTGGTGTTCATGGAATGAAGAAAGCCCTTATCGAATAACCAGAGTGGATGCCGTATTTAAACTGCTTGATACCGATAGAATGCGTAAGGCAGAAGCGGCCCAAATGGATGAGGTTGAAAAGGCGCTGTCTCTTGCAAAGACTGCTACCGTTAAGCGTATGCGGGTTCACGCTAGATTCCTTGATATTGCCGATGTTGATTTGCAAACTATGCAACCATTAAGCGACGAGGCTATTCGAGTAGAATATAGAAAGGCTGCTATGCATATGCCAGAACACTTTATTCGAACATACTCAGACGAAAGTTTACATATAAAAGTTTGGGTAGAAAATAGTTTAGCCAAAGGAGAAATCAGTACAACTATAGTTCCTAACAGGGCAGTATGGGCAAAAACAGGAGAAGTAATCTGTGATTATTCCGGTATTCAGACCAAAGAAGGTATACTGAATAAAATTATTGAGTTTGCTCAAACTGAACCAGGTGCTGAATTTAAAGGTAAATTAGAGGCTTTAAATAAATAAGTATTCAAATACTCTTTTATAAACTAAGCCTATCTTGATAGATGGGCTTTTATTTTTTTTACATGGCTTGGGATGTTAATACGATATATGGGTATATGAGATTTTTGGTTCGTAAAAACCAAAGCGGATCTATATCTTCTACCGAGTTCTTTTATGCATGGAACAGTGAGCAGATGGATTTATTTCAGGATTTAAAAGGGAGATTTCAGGCAAGAAACAATGGCAAAGAAGGGATTAATACTGGTCTTATAGAGAATGAAAGAATAGAATTAAAATTATCCCCTTTTATAAAAACAACAACTATTGCTATTGCGGCAGGACTTGGAACGCGACCAACCGATTTTTCGTATTTACTTGCATTTAGGATAGGGGGGTATGATGTAAAGCATATCAATAAAAACCAGATTGCAACTGTCAATGATAATGTAATTGACCCTCCTAGCGTAGCTAATAATTGTTATTATTATACGCCTTATGGTTCTCAATATAAATTCTTCCCAACTACAGTGACAAGTGCTGATATTGATTACTTAGGAGTCCCGACAGATGTAAACTGGGCTTATAGTCTTGATGGCTCCGGGCGTCAGGTCTATGATGCTGGCGCGAGTGTGCAGCCGCAGTGGAATCAGGAAGAAATAATAGAGATTACAGAACGAACATTAAAGAAGTTTGGGGTGAGCTATAAAAATGGGGACATGGCCCAATATGGTAACAGTGTAATTCAGTCAGGAAACTAATATAAATAATGGCGTCATTAATACCATACACGAAGAAATTGTTAGTTCAGAGAATCCGTCAGGATTTGGCGAATGATTTCCCTGATTCAGAATTTTCTATTTCAGAGAAAGAGGTTTTGCTTCATATTGATCAGGCGTTGGCCTTTAATATAGTTGGGCAAATATGGAATGGCTCAAAGATAACAGGGGCAATGGAAGTTCCTGAAGGAGTGCTTCATACATATGAATTACCAGCGCTTGTTCAGGATGCTGTGACAAGCGAATGGTATACTACATTGCCGCAGCCGCCAGTTTCACTTGCTTTAGGATATAGTATTCCAAGGTGTTATTTTGCGGCCACACAATTTGGTGTTAGCCAGGATATATTGCCTATCTCAGCTAAAAGAGCTTCATATAGAAGAAATATGCCACGTCCGGCAGGTGCTGAATACAGAGTAGATAATGGGACAAAATTAATAGTGACAGCAAATGATGGGTCGCCATTATCTAACCTAACTGTATATGTGCAAATGATAAAAACTAGAACAGAGAGCATGACTGAAGAATTAAATATGCCTGATGATATGATTGAATTGGTGTATAACGGGGCGTATAATAAATTAGTGCAACGATACAAGATGCCGAAGGATATTATTGATGATCAGATTGGGGGCGGCAATACAACTCAAAAATAATAATTAATGGTAGGCGCAGAAAAATATATTCCTCTTAAAACTGTGGTGTCGTATTTTCTTGACCAATACAAGAAAAGCAATGATGATTTTGATAGATCATGGATTATGGCTTTCAGGGGTCTTGTGGACTTGGGCCTTGATATTTCATGGGAACCTAAAACAGTACGTATCCCTAAGAATGCAAACCAAACGGTAACACTGCCATCTGATTATATAGGGTGGTCTAAAATAGGTGTTCTTAATAATGTGGGAGAAGTGAGTACGTTGAGGGTGAATAATGCATTAACCCTGTATAGGGATACAAATCCGAATAGGTTAAGTCAAATCACGCCGGATGTTCAGAGCGGGTTGCCGTTAATTCTTGGGTTCCCTTTCTTTTTTAATTATTATGACAACGGTCTTTATTATAATTTATTTGGTGTTGGAGGTGGCTTAATTCAATACGGGTCTTGCCGTGTAGATGAAAAGAACAAGGTGATTGTTTTGGAGCCAGACTTTTTATATGATAGCATTATCTTAGAATATATAAGCTCTCCTCAAATGGATGGCGATTATTGTGTAGAAATACAACTTCAGGAGGCCGTTATTGCTTTTATTGAATGGAAACAGAAGTTGAATACAGATCAAAACTATTATGCAAGAAAAATAGAGGCGCAAAGAAGAATGCCGGGTAAGAAGGTTACACTACAGACAATCAATCATGTATTGAGAGAACCAAACGGAATGAAGTTAAGATCATAAGTATGCCTACAGAAATAAAACAACTTATTGGCGCGTTGAACCTGGATGATCCTATAGAGGTTTTAGGAAAAGGGTTTCATCGGGATGCTACTGGAGTTTATCCAGAAGGCACACCTCCTAACAGGAGATTTAGGGTTTTGAGTAGTAATGAAGAAATAGTAAACAGTTTATTACCCGCTACCGGAACAAATAAAACAATCTGTCAGAAGTATGATGCAATAAATAATAGAATATTTTTCTTTAATTATAATTCATTAGGCAATCATGGTATCTATGTTTACAATAGATTATCTAATACTTTTCAACGATTAGTAGAAGTAGGTATAAATACTACAGGCGATCCATTAGAATTTACAGCAGAAAGTCACACAAATATTGATATTATTTATGGCGATAGTACATTAGGAGATTTATTGCTATTTGTTGATTCTTTGGGCCGCCCTTCAAAAATTAACATAAACAGGGCTTTGTCTGGCGGATATGGCACTATACAGCGCTCATTCTTAGATGTAGCTAAAGAGCCTGCTCCAATCCCTCCAATAGTTGTATATGAGTATGATGCCGCAAATACTGTAAATAATTTAAGGAAGAAGCTGTTTAGATTTAAAATAAGGTGGGTATTTGATGACCAAGATAAGGCTGTTACATCTTCTCAATGCGAAATGGCGCTACCCTGGAACTCATTCGAGCAGGCGTATGATTCAAATCCTGCTGCTAATTGTAGGCTTGCAATCGTCTATCAAACAGGGGCTTCAAATGTAAAAAAAATAGAAATATTAGGTGCCGTTAGTTTAGGTAATGTGATGGGTGATTTCTTTTTGATTGAATCAATAGATAAGGCGGTAAGTAACATTGGAGATAACGATATTGCAACGTATCTATTTTATAACGACAAAGCGTATAATTATATTGACGTAGAAGAGAGTATTCAGTTGCAGGATTATGTACCAATTACTACACAATCTGAAACTACTTTAAACGGCAATGTCATTTCTTATGGTAATATAACAGAAGGGTATCCGAATTTAACAGATTTTTCTTTTGATGGGCAAACGAGTAACATATCCCCTACACAAGTTCCCAGTTACTACGGTAATACATACAGTAAATTAGTCGCGTCACAAAGTGGGAATAGTGGATTTGGAACAGGTAATATTCATATTGTCGTTCGTGGTCTTATTGTGTCCATAACATCTCCATTAGATACATATACTATCTATATGACAGATGGTAGTAACATATCATATACACTTTCTAATGGGGATGACGCTCCTGCTATTATTGAAGGATTACGAGTGGATGCGTTATCAAAAGGATATACAATAATAAGTGTAGGTGATAATGATCTGATAGTTGAAAAGGCCAATATATCATTGGCAAGAACGATTATAACTTCAGATTATGCATATGTGAGCCTATTTAATTCTTCATTATATGCATATGATTGGTTAGGATCACACGGATGGGGATTGGTTTATTTGGATCCGAAAGGCAGAACAAATGGCGCGGTTTATACTCGCGGGTTTTCTGTAAATTCATCTTCTTATGATGAATCTGCCGGGTTTGCTCAGAAACCATCTTTCACTGCATCAATATATCATACTCCGCCATCATGGGCATATTATTATCATTGGGTTCGTACTAAGGATTTAAAAAAGTCAGCGTTTCAGCAATGGATAAGTGACCGAACTTATAAAGATAACTTAGCCACAACAGGTATAACGAAGTACGCATATATAAGCATTGAATCTCTAAACGCATGGATAAGACAGAACCAAGGAACACCATTGGGATATTCCTTTACCAGCGGAGATAGGATTACATTTTTTAAAAGATTTAATTCAGATAATAGCACTGCTAATCTATATGGGAATGCAAAGGACTTTGAAATAATAGCATCTGTTATTGATCCTACAATAAATGGACAAGTAAGAACTGGCCAATTCATAAAAATAATTTTACCAGCTACAGATGGTACATTTGATTTCGGAGAAGGATTTAATAATTATTTTATAGAATTATATACCCCGGCGCAATCTGTTGCTAATGGGCTTGATGTGTACTATGAATATGGTGAAAGATATGCTATAGGGAATCCGGGAACATCTAATCGCTTTCATCAGGGGATGACCCAAAATCAAATACCTAATACGACTACACCAGCGACGTTCACATTTATAAATGGTGACTTTTATATAAAGAGCAGGAGCGTAGAAACTGGAAATGAGTTTTTGTTTACTATACCGGATGCAACAATCACTGGAGCTTCTGTTATTTTAATGGGTATTAATTTTATAAGCCAAACTTATAGCGATTCTAATATTACAACTAAAAGCATAGCATTTGTTGGTCAGCCAGTATTTGACCCATTTACGGATACCAGATGGCATATTCAGGCAATAAATGTTACTGATTTTAGAGTCAGGGGAACAATAGTTATTAATTATAAAACTGCCCAAGCTGGCGCTACAACAAGTGTTTACCTTCAAAACAGATACGATGAAAAAACGTATATTGTTAATTCTATAGATACTTCTGCCGCCGGAGTGTATACATGGACAGTAGATTTGAATATTACTTTAGAGGATGATAGATTGTTTTTAATATCTAAAACATCATCTGCAAGGGACGCTACTTTCATTTCAACTAATATAACATACACTATTAGTAGAATTATACCGCAACAGATGATAGACAGAAATTTCTCTGATTTCTTCGCAAGTGCAGTTAATTCTAATGGCAGGGCATGGGTATATGAGCCGGATGCTGCACAGGTCAATTACCCTAATATGTATAGATGGAGCTTGGCATATCAAACAAATACCAGTATAAATCAAACATGTAGGTTCTATCCCGTCAATTTTGATGAAACAAATAGAAAGTATGGAGCTATCAGAAAAATGGCCCAGGCTGGGGCCGAACTTATCTTTTTTATGGAGCGAAAGATTGGGCATACTGGCATTTTCCAGAGGTTTATAACCAATAATTCAGGTGACAACCAATTAGTGACCTCGGACTCTATAATAACACAAAACAATATACAATACTATAACGGGGATATAGGTGTTGGGAATCAGCCAACGGCAGTCGTTCAAAGCGATTATGTGTTTTATGGTGTGGACACATTCAAGAATGTTATATGGAGGCTATCAAGAGATGGTATTACTGATTTAAGTGAAACGTATAAGGTAAAATCATGGGCATCTCAAAACCTACCTAAATATTTAGCGCCCACTAGTTATCCATACGGGGGTGTTCAAAAAGTTCTTGGCACGTTTAATCTTCGACCAGACAATGTAGGAGAGTATTTATTATTGGCCCAAGGGGGTAGTGCAGCAGGAGAAACTTTTGCATTTGAGGAAAGGTATAATTCATTTTATGGTCGTTTACCAATAGATTGCGATTCTATAATTTGTGCAGAGAACATGTTGTTTATGTTTAAGAATGGTAAATTATGGAAGCGATCAACGTCTGCTACAAAGAATAATTTTTTTGGAGTCCAATATGAGCCAAATATTTTACTCCCATTCAATGATAACATGGTAATAAAGAAAGTGTATAATGCGTTTTCTTATCAGTCTTTGCAAGTATGGGGGTCAAATACTTCCGGGGATGTAGAAACGGATACTGTAAGCTCACAAACCGGCTTAAGACAGCAAAGCAGAATAATGGTTCAGGATTACGATAGCCTGGAAAGTCCAAATCGTTACGCAAGTTTTAATAGAGATGTAAATAGTATGTCAGATGCTGGTGTAGCATTATGGGAAGGAGCTTTCTTAAATGGCCACTATGTTTTGGTAAGACTACGAAGCAGTACAACCGGAGATAATTATTTATTTTCACCGTATATTGTATACGAACCAGACCCAAGAAATTTATAGTATGACACTTAATAATATATACGAGTATTTTAAGGGCGATGATTTATTGAGCTACTATGACCCCACAAGTAAAGTCAAAACGCATGATGAAGCTGTAATAGATATATACCACAAATTAATAGAACATGCCAAGGAAAGGAAATGCGAATTTATAAGAGATGATATTGGTTATATATTTCATTCTGGCGATTTATTGATTTCATTTTGCGTCAAAAAGAAATGTAGGGATAAAGCCAACTTAGCCTACTTTGGTAATTTAATAAAAAGTAAATTGGGCCATCATTTTGATTGTTTTTTGTTTACCAAAAACACAAAAGCAATCAACTTCTTAGAAAGGATAGGAATGAAGAAAGAAGAAGAAAATCATTTAATAACTTTATTAAGCATATAATATGCCAGTATCAAGTTTGTTAATATCATCATTGATGGGGGGACAAGGAGGAGCGGGGCAGGGCGCTGCTAATATTGCTGGTGGATTGTTATCGGGAGTAACAGGCTACTTCCAGCGCAGAAAAGCTAAGAAAGAATTAGCTAAACTTCAGCGCCCCGAATATACCATACCAAATGAAATACTGCAAAACCAAAGAAGGGCTGAACAGGCGGCGAATGAGGGATTGCCTTCTCAGCAATACAATCAGGCAATGCAGAATATTCAAAGGCAACAAAGCAGGGCATTAACGGCGGCTGGCAGCCGAAGAGGGGCATTAATGGCATTGCCGGGATTACAACAACAGGCTAACGACCAACAGTTAAATTTAGATGTGAAAGATGCTCAGGCAAGGATGGCTAATCAGCAACAATTGTATGGGATAAATTCTCAGGTAGCGGGCTATCGTGATAAGGCTTTTAACATAAATAAAATGCAGCCTTATCAGGACAATTTAAATTATTACAGGTCTTTACTGGGTGCTGGCAATCAGAATTTAATTGGTGGAATTGATAAGGCGGCTTCTGGTGCTGGTTTATTATTGGGCGGCGCGTTTGGTGGCAAAAAGAAGACAAATATAAGCAGTCCAGTTAGTCAACCAATATATAGTGGTGGATATGGGCCAGATAGCGATTACGGAACAATTGAAAATCCCTACGATTAATGGCAGAGCAACGTATACCTGGGCCTTATGGCGATATATTTCTTGTTAACACTCCTTCTTTGGATAGTGTTGCTAAACAATTGTATGTACAACAACAGCAGCGTCAACTACGGCAGCAACAAGAGAATCAGGCATTAGATAATATGCTGCAAAAAGATTTTACGAATATCCGCGCTGTTGATACTCCAGATGTTGTTAATTCTTATAATAAGTATAAGCAATTAAAAAAGAATTTACTTTTCAATAAGGACTTACAGCGTGATCCTATGCTGTATAATCAGGCTCAACAAGCGGCCAATCAGGCTTTTGCTGATATGAACAAGCATATAAATCAGAGTAAGGAAATAAAGGAGATGACCAAAACAATGACTACAGATCGGTTTAAAAATCCTGATGCATATGCTGATGATTATGGTCAAAGAGTAGCGATGCTTAACAGCACCCCGGTTTCTGAACTAGCAAATGCGCCTGATTTGGTTAATTGGGATATGTATAGATACCAAGGCTCCAATACAAATTTTAATGACATAGTGAATAAAGTATATGGGCAACCTAGAAAAATAGTAGGTAAAGAGGAGGCCCTGGATAAACAAGGAATACAATTCAGATCACCAGTTTATGAATATGGGACGCCCCCAGCACAGGTATACGAAGGTCTTGTTAATGCATTAGATCATAAAACAGAAAGAGATGCTGCATATAAATGGAAGCAATTAACGCCAGATGTAGTTCAAAAAATAGAGACAGATTATAATGCTATCCCACAATCTAAGTGGGAACAAATGGGTCTGCCGGGGCCGCAAAAGATTGATTTGAGAGGGGGGAGCGATGCTGAGAAGTATATGAGATTATTGGCTATGCAGAATGCTATTAATACGACTCCTAGATTATCTGGGTATGAGAAAAGAACATCAGAAAAGGCTAAAATGGATTTGCAATATGCAAACCAATTAAAACTGCAAGCTATAAAACACGCGAATGCTAAGGAATTAGTTGCGTTGAGAAAGGATGCAGAGAAAGATCCGGATATGAACGATTTGTGGGTTACATCCTATGTAGGCAAATTAAAGGATGAAGCCTACCAAAAACCGGCATCACCATACAAATATGCAACTGGGTCAACTTCACAGGAATATGACATACCGGTAGATCCAATTCTTGGCAAAGCATTAAGTGTTGGAAATGTAGAGCCTGATGCTGTTAGAGTAGATAAGGATGGTAAGTTTAGAAGAATATTCTATAAGAGGTATGAAGAAGGGGATACGGATATACCTAAAGGTAAAAAGGTTGGCGATCTGAAAAGTAGTAATGGGAACATAGAAGTCGATCAAACTTTAAGTCGCCCACAGATAACACAAGAACAATTAGAGTTGGCATTAGGCAAAAGGGCATTGACGGGTAAACAGCTTAATAAACAAATGGTAAATACGGTTGGGGGTAATAAAAGTAGTGTTAAATATCCATTACCAGCTGGTCAGCCAAGAACTGTAAAACAAGACGGGCATATTTATACATGGTCAGAAGAAAACGGTTCATATGAGTAGCAAAGTATTCCCTTCTACAGGCGAAAAGCCAAAGTTCAATCCAAACGCAGCCTACGAGACTGTACAAGATACGCATGTCCCTAAACGTAAGCCAGAATTTAACCCTAATAAAAAATATGAACCTGTACAAGGCAGTGAAGTTGAAAAAGTCGTACAGCTACCTGTGTTCCAGTTGAAATTGTCTGAACCTACATTTAGACAAAAGCAGGAAACAACTATACTACGACCTGGCGTTGTTAGTGAGCCTATAAATATAAAGAAAGAAGAAATAGCGTATGTGCCAGATGAAAGAACTATACAGGTAGAAAAGATGAGGGGTAAGGCACAGGAGGCGCATAAAAAACTACATACTGAACTTCTGGCAAATGATGATAAATATGAAAAAATAGCGCGAGAGCTGAAAAGGGATAATTATAGTATTGAACAGTTGAGGAGTGATTATAAGAGCAGAGGCGAAATATTATTACCCCAAGACGAAAAGAGATTATTATTAAAAGAGAAACAGCGGTTGTATAATATGCCTGTTACGCCTGAAGAAATTTCAGACGTTAAAACGGGGACTGTTTTAGATGAAAGAGGGGCAAGGAGATTTATAAAGGATCTCAATAAGAGTGATGTAATGGCTAACTCTTTTATGGTTGACAAATTCAATGAAATAGTTCATGATCCAGACGCAGTACAAAGAATACCAAAAATAAAAAATGTAGAGAAAGAGATAAAAGCCGGGCGAGTTGTTTACAATCCAGAAACAGGACAGGCATTTAAGCCTGTGGGGTTGATTGGGTCAGCCGTTGAGGCTGCAAAGCAAAAGAATCAATTATATGCAGATCGGGAATTTCTTAAAAATACAGAAAATGATTCCGCCATACTATCAGAATATAAGGCCAGAAAAAAAGATCAACAAGATGATCCTATCCCGGTTCCAAAAGGGAAGTTGTCAGAAATAGTAGGAGGGTTGGCTGGTACGCCTTGGCAGGCATTAGCTGGGGGGGCATTGGGAAGTTTAGGCGGTCCTGAAGCAGGCATCGCAGCTGCTACTATAATTGGTGGCAGAGAAATGGCTAAATTAGAATATCCTGCTACTTTTTGGCGCACTTTAGATGAATTAATATCACAAGGTGTTCCTGAGCATGAAGCAGTTCAAAAGGCACGATACCAAGCGGATCAGGCTGCTGAAGTAGGAGCTATAACGGGGGGTCTTAGTGGTTTAGTAGGGGCCAGGATTGGGATGGGGGCAGCGCCTAAAATAAATTTCTCGCAAGGGTTTAAGAGTGCTGCATTTAATGTGTTAAAACAAAACGGTTACGATATAGGCAAAGCTGGACTTGAAGGACTTGCTACCGGGGCTATAGGTGTAGTTGGCGAAAAGTATAAAAATAAATTAGCTCAGGATGCAGGTATTAAACGAGATATTGATGAAGGGACAGCTGAAGTGTTTGAACAAAACTTACTCATGACCGTGGCTATGGCCGCAGCTATTAAAGGGTTTAGAGGTATTACAGGACCAAAAGCAAAGCAACTTATGCATGGCCTATCGAAGTTGCCAGATGATCAGATACATGAAATGCTTGCCGAAAAAGTTAATAATGGCGATATTACACAGGCCGCAGCTGATGAAACACGGCAAAGGATAAGTGATTATAAAAACAAGGACTCTCAGATACCAACAAACGTAAATGAAGAAGCCAGATTTAAAATACAAGACAATATTGATAAGATAAATGAATTAGAACAGCAAAAAGAATCGACACATAAATCATTACAAGACCCCATTAAAGAGAAAATTCAGAAATTAACTGAAGAAAATCTGGCTTTATCTAAGGAAACCGAAAAGCCGGTAAAAGTAGAGTCGGGATTGTCGAAAGCTAAAGAAAAAGAAGCCATCGAAACCGCTGAAGAATTTGTTGCAGAAGGCGTATTGCCTGACGTGTATAATGAGATGGTTAAAAAAGATCCCGTAGGGTTTTGGCGAATGGTGGCCCAACAAGCTCAAAATATGGATGAAAACTGGAAGCCATTAACTGAACCAATAGACGAACAAGCTGTGAGAGATCAGTTTGGTGACACGGTAGTTGATTATGCTAAAGAATTATTCCCTGCACCTGAAACAAAAGAATCATCAGTATCTATTACGTATCCAAAGAAAACAGGAGCTGAAAGCACCATAGAAGGAGTAACTGTTATAAAACCAGAACCTGAATCTAAGTCGGGGGTAACTGTTATTCCCCCAGGAGAAATAAAACAACCTGAAACTATAACAATAAAACCCAAAGAAGATGCCGTTTCAGTCAGAGGCCCAGAGGAGGCTATTGTGGATGAAACACCCGGAAGTAGCCAGGAAATGGGCAGCGGAATACCCGAATCAGGGGAAGCTACCATACCACAAGAAGGACAGCAAATCCCAATCGAAGAAGGTAATGTTAAAGGTCAGGAAGGGGTAGTGGGGCCAACGGAGGTAGGCATTACTCATAAACAGATGGATGATATTGCCAGAGAGTTTGGCTTTGATACTTATGAAAAATCGCCAGAACGAGTACCCGAATGGGATCAGCAGGCGGCAAAGAAATTAGCAGATGATCCAAATGCATTGCCCAATTTATTTGAAAAGCTCAGAAATGGCCAGCCTCCCGATCATGTAGAGACCAGGATGATGGTTCAATATATGGGGGATTTGATGGCAAAAATAGAAGCTAATCCAACCGATCCTAATCTTATTACACAGCTAAAAAGAACAAAAGATTTATTTAATGTAGCTGGCCGTATTCAAGGTAAGGGATTAGCAGCTCGTAAAGGGTCGGTAGCAACTGAAGAAAGGCTTGGTGATTTCCTGGTAAACGATATGGAAGCTAACAGGGCACCATTGACTGAAGAACAAACTAAGCAGACAATAAAGGAATATAAAGAAATAAAGGCGGCTAAAGATGCTCTCGATGAAAAGGTTTCAAAACTGGAAGCTGAAAATGCTAAGCTGAAGGCGCAAAAAGAGGTAGATAAAATTGCCAAGACAACTAAGAAAGGTGAAAAGAGGGATTTCAAGGCTGAGCGAGATCAGATTTTGAAGGATATGAAAAAGAAGTGGGATGACTCAAAAGATCAACTCAGTGCTACATTTATCCCATATGCCGACAGGTTAGTTAAGATAGCTCCCGATGCCTTAAAATTAGTAAAAGTATTAGTAGAAGAGGGGATTGATAAATTGCCCGATTTGGTAAAAACAGCACACGGTCATTTGAAAAATCTTATCCCTGAAATAACAGAAAAAGATGTACATGATTTAATAGCAGGGGAGTATAACAAATCAAAGGTTACTAAAAATGAATTGGCTGAAAGGCTGTATGATCTCAGGACGGAAGCAAAGCTTATAAATAGGTTAGAAAAATTAGAAGCTGGGGACGAACCAAAAAATGAAAAGCAACGAATAAAACGAAGCAGAGAGATTGAAGAATTAAGACAGCAAATAAAAGAACATGATCTTACCAGGTTGGCCGCGCATAAAAAGAGAATTGAAAGAGAGATAACAAAAGTTCAAGATCAATTAAAGTCAGGAGATTTCTCTGAACCTAAGAAGCCGGATGTTAAATTAGATGAAGAGGCGATTGAATTGAAGGATAAGCTGATTAAATTAAAACAAGAAAGAGAAAAAAGAATAGCGCAATTAGAATATGAAAATAGAACTAAAGTAGAAAAAGCAAAAGATGTAGTGACCAATGTATTAAACGTCCCAAGAACGCTTATGGCGTCCGCTGACTTGTCAGCCCCATTACGTCAAGGAATAGTGGCTACAGTTGGCCATCCTAAAATAGCAGCTAAGGCATTCCCGGAAATGTTAAGACAGGCATTTTCTCAAAAACAGTTTGATCGGTGGTTGGTAGAATTAAAAGAAAGTCCGCAGTACAAATTAATGGAGGATTCTGGGCTATATATAGCCGACCCTAATAATTTAAAGTTACAGGTACAGGAAGAGCAGTTCATGAGTAACTTAGGTGAAAAGATTCCTGTAATTGGGCGAATTGTAAAAGGCAGCGAACGTGGGTATGTGGCTTATCTTAATAAGATGAGGGCCGATTTATTTAACCAAGGATCTGAGGTGTTTGCAGATCAGGGGAGGACATTTGAGAATAGCCCAGAGTTGTATAAAGGGTTGGCAACATTTATAAATAATGCGACAGGTCGTGGTGGGTTAGGGCCATTGGAGCGATCAGCGCAAATTTTGAATACAGCATTTTTCTCGCCTCGTCTTATTGCGTCCAGATTAAACATGCTCAACCCAATATTCTATACTAAATTGCCTAAAGAAGTTAGATGGATGGCTTTGAAGGATATGGGGAAATTAATAGGATTTGGAGCTAGTATTTTATGGCTGGCGTCTTTGGCTGGAGCGCAAGTAGAAAAAGATCCTCGCAGTTCAGATTTTGGGAAGATAAGGGTAGGTAATACTAGGTGGGATATTTGGGGAGGCTTTCAGCAGTACATAAGACTGTTAGCACAGCTGTATAAAGGGGAAACTAAGTCATCAAGTACTGGGCAGATATATGAATTGAAAGGAGATAAATTCCCTTACAAAACACGCCTCGACCAATTGGGTAGTTTCTTTAGGGGTAAATTAGCGCCAGTACCAGGGACAGCTGTAGATTTGCTTGCTGGTAAAAATGTAGTAGGCGAAGAGTTTGACCCGGCTAAAAAAGCGTATGAATTATTTGTGCCAATGATCTATCAGGATATTCAAGAGGCGTGGAAAGAGCAAGGGCCAAAATCAATTCTAACGGTAGGAGTTCCTTCGGCTTTGGGTATTGGTACTACTACCTATGAGCAAAAGCCATCAAAGTCTAAATCAAAAATTCATAAAGGAGTTAAAAGAAAAAGTCCACACATTAAACATTAAACTATATGGCTAAAGTAATGCTAAAAGTATCTGGCGGCGGTAACCCTAAAGTGCCGGTTAAATCAGATTTCGACATTCGGGATGTGTTAACTGGGTTGGTTGGGTCAAAGAATGTTTTAAGCCCAGATGATAAAGCGTCCTTATATGGTAGTCTTGTTTCTTCGCTGGGGAAGGATCGGGCAACCAAATTAATGAATCATGCCTATATATTTAATCAGCGTCCCGATTTGCAAAGTCTTTCTTTAGATGATAGACTTCGCAGGTTTTATGATATAGGATCAAGCGACCCCGAAATCGCAGATGTTTTAGCGAAAAGCAAATCACTTGGATATGGCGTAATTCCTGGGGTTCAAACAAGCCCTAATGTGTTAAATCAGAGATTGACAGGTAAAATAGGCGGTGAGGTAACAGGGGAAGTAAGTCCAGAAGTCAAAAGGCGTATAATGCTGCGCACAAGTAAATAAAAAATATGTATTTTTAGTTAATATTTTAATCCTGATTTGTAATGGCATTTAACGGCGATTATAGCGTTTCTCAAGGGCTAGACCCTACCTCATTCACTTTGACCGATACTAGTACGGGCAGTGATCCTAGTCTTGTTACCCGGACAATCTCATTATTTCAGGCAGATGGAAGTTTATTGGGAGGAAGTGCTATATCGTGGCCTTACTCAGATGGCTCCACTAAGGCATTAACTGGATATTTGTCCAGAGATTTTGCCCTGAATATTGTCGTAGATTGGACAAGTTCTTCTCCCCTTCCCAGTAGCACATATACGAAATCTGCTTATTATGGGTTTACGGGAAATACCAATTATTTCATATATAATTTAATTCAAGATATAGCAGCGCAGCCATCAATCCTAAATGACGCAGGCTATTATGAAAACTTGAGCAAATTGCAAACTGAGGTTGATAGCTGCGCATTGGCTATTTCATTTGCTGATTTATTTAATGCACAAAGTGCGTTGGATAGGGCTTTTTATATTATGTCAAACCAACAATTCTTTTTTTAAATGGCGGTAGACGTTTCAGCATATATAGCTTATGGTAAGTGTACCCAGTTTTTGGCTGCCACTGATATTGCCACTCAAAATTTGTTAAGAGGAAATGCTTTCGTGCAAAGATATGCCCGACAGGTTTATATAGTAAGAAAGCAAATTGAGTTCAGGCAAAGTTTAGATTCTGGTGATCCAACATTAGACCCAACTTCGAATTATTTATATGCATTGTGTGGAAAGTATATTCAAAGAGCGAAACAATTAATTGCTAACATGGGAACTGGTATAGTTATAAATCCAGCCAATGGCGCTGAATCAACACTTGAGGATTGGTGGTTGCAATTTATAGTAGGTACAACATCTTCGCCTGTTAACGTGAATGGAGTAAATGTGATATTGCCAAACGATGGGGATACGCAAATAGTAATTCCATTAACATACGTGTCTAATAATTCAGTAGAGTTTATAAAAGGGAATACTCCACTGCCGATAGGGCTAAACGATCGGGAATCATTTACCCCGTTATATACAGATAACAATGTAACTATAAACGTGAATGATGCTTTTCAGAATGGAGATTTGATAGTAATAACCGGACGACAATTCGTGGCAATATGAGAAAGTATTTAATAATATTGGTGATTATATTATGTGCGTTTACTGCGAAGTCTCAGCAGAGATTCCCATCCGGGTTCCCAACGCAAGCGAACCAGGGTTGGAATAAATGGGGCTATGGAATGACAGATAGCGGTCTTATCGTAGCTAATAGAGATACTAATTGGTTGGCTAAATATAGTGGTACAGTTGTATTTAAACCGTCCAATAAAAAGTTTTATTGGTTTGATAGCACAAATCTGACTTGGAATCAATTTGCGGATGCCTTAGATACAACATCCCTGAGCAATAGAATAAACCTCAAACTAAATATAACCGATACTACATCTAAATGGTGGGGTATTGGTAAAAGATGGGTGGATACTGTATATCGGGTTAACGACTCTACAATTGGATTTACAATAAACGGTGGCGCACAGCAGACTTTTGAAATAAAAGGAGGTGCTGCTGGCGGCGGCGGTTCTGGCACTGTTGAAAGTGTAGCCTTATCTATGCCTTCTGCATTTACGGTAACTGGGTCGCCGATTACCAGTAGCGGGACATTTGCTGTTTCTGGAGCTGGTACAACATTGCAGTATATACGAGGGAACGGAACATTGGCAACGACAGATACTGGCATGATTCCTAACTTCTATCTCAAAGCAAGAGGTTTGATTTCAGGCACATCGCCTATTACATTTAATCAATTCACTGGCGCAATAGGAATAAATAATGCAAATACTTCAGGGACTAAAGGTGCTGCTTCATTTACAGCAGCATTTTCGGATAATGGGTCAGGATTAATAGATCTATTGGATTTAGTGAGTGCAGGTAGTTGTACAGGATGTAATTTAAATATTGATGCAAAAGGGCGTATTACTGGATACTCAGATGGTGCGGGAGGAGCTACTAATAATACAAATATCGGAGCCGGATTTAGGATATTAAATGCTGTTACACAAGAAATGAGAACTATTTTTGTCGGAGGCGGGATGAATATAGATTCTGTTTCAAATACGGATGGATTAACTCTTTCGTCTGAAAATATTAGCAATGCATCCTTAACGGCAGACGGGGACTATACTCAAAACTGGAACAATAAGCAATGGTATGTAGATAGTATTGCTGGGCAGTTTTTGTTTAGGATGGGTGGCGTTGGCAGTACTGGAACGCGAAGGAAGGACTTTAGAATTAACTGGGGTGGTAGTTCATTTGGCGATAACCTGGACGGATATAACATAATGACCACCATTAACAAAGCTGATAATTCTGGGGATTCACTCAGGTTAGGATTAATATCCAGTGGAACCGGTGTTTTAAGTATGGGGTATTATGATGTAACAAATTCTGCAAATAATACATTTATTTCATACGCTCAACAAACTGGACTTATAAATATAAGCGCTAAGGACTCTATTTGGATAAAGGGGGCGGTCCCAGCTGCTACTGCCGATAGCGTTTTAGGCCTTGTAAATAGAGGCGCTAATGGCACGGGTAAATTAGTAAAATTCCCAGTTCCATCGGGAGGAGGTGCAACTGCTTCTGAGGGGCTTATTGCTGTGGGGAGTGATATAAGATTAGGTAATACTGACAGCTCTTCCACCGGCCAATTATCAACTAATAGGTTCTTGTACGGGACTCCTGGAAATAAATTAGACATATCAAGATCATGGCTAGAACCCGACACTACCAGAAGGAAAATTACCGGCCGATATAATATAGATACGATATATTATTTTGGAGATTCACATACCGTGGGAGATTTAGCAACTACTATTACGAGAAGGTTCAGTACGTTGACAGTTGAAATGTTGGGATACATAGAACGTAACTTTGGTGTAGGTGGAACAACAATGATAGGTAATACCTCCATTATCACAAATTTGCCATCCTATAGCGCCTCTACTATTGGGAGTTATTTGGTGATAAATTTTGGAACTAACGATGCAAGATTTGCGGCAGCTGGAGTTCCTGGATTTGATACCACGGCATATAAAACTGCATATTCGAATTGGGTAGATGCTGCTGTGGCTGCCGGATGGCCTTTAGATCATATTGTAATAAAGCAAATGGAGTATAGCACTGAGAGTGTATCATTTTCTGAATTTATAAATTTTAAAAATGCAACTAGAACTGTTGCCTTGGTTAAGGGAACCTTATTCGATCCGACATGGGATCGGATGGCCGCAGATGCTGCTTCTGGGTTTGTTGCTTCTGATGGGTATCATCCAAATAACAATGGACATGCTTTCAGTGCATATAGTCTTATATCTGTAATAAAGGGGCAAGTAAAAAATAATAATCAAGTTCTTGCGATTAATGGAGATTCTGAATTGGAAACTCTTTTTTACAAAAATGCTGATACCGCCGCTTATACATCAAGAGCCATAGGGATTGATAGTTTAGGTAAAGTTGTAGCTTTTGCTCCTAATTGGTTCATCCGTAATAATACTTCATTAAGTGAATTAGATGCTGCTAGTTTTGGAATAACCGGGATGGGGTATTCACAAACTGCTTTCCGGTCAACAAGATTAGAAATTGCCGGAGCGTCTTCTGCGCGAGATGTTGGCGTACCTGCAATACAAGCATGGGTGGATGGTTCTAATTTCGCCCATATATGGGCCGTCAATTGGGCTACAAGTGGAACGATGCCTTTGTATTTACATGAATTTGGAGGAACAGTGCAAGTAGGCCCTGGAACTTTAAATAGTGGCGCTCGTCTAAGTGTAGGCGGGAATGTTATTGCATCAGGAACGGTACAGGGGATGGCGGCATTTTCAGGAAATTCTGTTGGTCCGTCTACACAAATGTATTATGCTGCTGCTGGATATGGTGGTTTGCAGGCTTATGACAATCCAAATTCATTATCTAAGAATCTGGCGTTACAGGAATTTGGAGGGCTTACTTTGATAGGAACAGGGACTGCTTCTGGGTCAGCCAAGTTACAAGTCGATGGTGAATCTTATTTAAAAGATAAGACCGTTATAGGAAGGATGAGGACATTTCAAAATCAAGGAATACACGGGCTGTCATTATTAATAGATACTGCAACGTATATAGACAATAATACGGCCATTAGTGGCACAGTAGCGCATGTGGCGTCTAATAGTATACTCACTCCAAATCTAGCTGCTATGAGTACTGGTGTTACGTTTACCAATGCGTCTACATTATATATCGAGAACGCCCCTACTGCATCCACAAATTTAACAATATCAAATCCGTGGGCCTTATTTATAAATTCTGGCAAAACGCATTTGGGGACCGTGGATACCGGGGATAATACAGATTCGATATTAGTATTAACTGCCGGGTATGAGATAAAAAAAGTGGCTCAAAGTAGCATAAGTTCTGGTATTACAAGCCTAAATGCATTAACCTCTGCAACTCAGACATTTGCCACAGGTACATCTGGAACTGATTTTAATATTTCATCCAGCACCTCAACTCATACATTTAATATTCCATCTGCATCTACTTCAAATAGAGGGCTTATTACTACCGTTTCTCAAACTCTTGGAGGGACAAAGACATTTAATGATGGCCTTGTCGCTACATCGAGTTCATCTGCAAGAATTACCATAAACGGTAATTTATCGAGCGCTTCACAGGTTGGTATATTTGGGATTAACTTCTCTTTGCTGCCAGTTACATATACATACACGGGAGCTGCTGGGACAGAGACACAGGGGCAAATGTTCTCTTTGTTTTCTGCGCCTACCCTTAGTACTTCAAATGCGGTTACTTATACAGGCACCGTTGCTTCGGTTAATTTTAGTGGAGCGCCTATTGCATCTGGAAGCGCTACTATTGATCATCCATATAACATATATGCATCTGATGTAAGTAGGTTTGCTGGATTAGCATTATCACTAAATGAACAATCTGGCGATGCTACCATTGGGACCTCAAGCGGAGTGAATATATATACAGGTGCAGGAGGTAATACATGGACATTGCCAGCATTAGACACGCATCCTGGTAAATTTCTTTTTATAAAGAATGCAGGCGGCGGCAACCTTACTGTTCAAAGAGCGGGGTCTGATAATATATATAACACAAGCTCGGTAACTAGCATCACAGTCGCGGCTGGGGCAGATGTTGTATTAGCGGCTGGCTCATCTTTTTGGTATGTAATTGGATTTTAATTAACCCTATAAATTCTAAAATATGTTACATTATTTGCTTGATTACGGAGCGTTTCTATTAGGCGGTACGTTATATATATTAATGAAAGCGAAAAAGCTAAAAGAAATAGCAGAAGCTAACCCAGACCCCAAAGTTGCGTTTAGTTGGACTAAGTTTCGAGACAAAGAAGCAATTAATCTTGCTATTTTGCTGATTGGCGGTATTGCATTAGTAATATTTGCACCAATGATGATTGGAGGGGCGACAGTGGATATTAAGAGTACTGAAGGAGCCATAATAGCAACTATTACGCTACAAACATTGTTAGCTCCTTTTTACTTTTTAACTGCTTTAGCTGGCCCATCTGCATTATTGAATTATTTTGGCACATATGAGAAAACGCTATTGAATAGAATGGGAGTGGACAGTACCAAACAATAAAAATGCACAAATGATACATCGTAATTATAATACCACTATACCATGCAAAGAATATTCGACTGGCTTAAAATCCTATGGGGAGAGAAGATCAATATATTTATTAAAGGCGCTACTGGGGGCTGGATTGTTTCTGGGATTTTTCTATTTGGTAGTAACTTGTCTCATAAAAGCGCTTTCCTTATTGCCTATCTGGTCAAAGTATTTGCAGTAGGTGTTAGTGGATTAATATCAGGATGTGCTACAGTCGCCGGTAATGATCTTTATAAATGGGCTAAAGATAAGATCGCAAAGAGAAAGACAAAACGTAAACAAAATAAAAATGAAAGATCAACAAAGATTAAAAGAGCTTCTTGACAGGCTTAAAAAATGGAATGAAGGCAAAGAGAGGGATAAGGAATTGGATGAAATAGTAACCGAATTAGAGTCCTTTGTTGCCCCTGCGGGAGATGAAGATGGTTCTAATCCTCCTGGACATGGGCCAGCGACTCCCCCATGAAAAGCCGGTACGCAAGTATAGTGATTCTGTTGGTAGTGGGTCATCTGCTAACAGAATCACATACATTTATTTATTGGGCATGGCCGGAGTCTAAAGATTATTATGTAGATGATTGGTTTTTGCAGACTTCCTTTAAGGCAGAACAGTTAAGTATTTTATGGTATTCGAAGATGCTTGAAGATTCACTTGTACTGATGGCTATTTTATTTGCAGGTGCATGTCAGGCGCATTCACGAAATTATGCTACATATCTTGAATGGCAACGATATAGCATGCGTTTGTATGTGATATGGTATATTTATTTTATGTATCATGTTTTTGATACTGTTTCATTCATGTATAACTATAAAACATCTTATTGGATGTATATAGTAGTGCTAGGATTGTGTTCTATATCGGCGGCTTTCGTTGGCTTCTATAAAGTAAAGAAAGATTTGGATGGGTAATAAAAAATATCCAACTTTGACAAACTCACCAGATAAAAGATATTTCATTTGAAGCGCCTCCTGTTTTAGAGTGTAGATTCCGTAGAGGATCTGGTGAGACACTTTAGGACAGGGGGCATTTCATTTTAAAAATGTTTGTAGCGTGAATATAAAAATTTCCAATTGGGTGATTTTTGCCATGCTTGTAGCTATTGGCATACTTATAATTGCTCTTTATAGAGGATGTAAAAAAGTAAAGAATAACCAGCAACAGATCGAAACACTAATTGAGTTAACAGATAGCTTTTCTGTTATTTCTAAACGCGCCATAGATGGCTGGACAGAATCTAAGAAATCATATGAAGACTCTTTGGAGTTTGAAAGAGGCCAAAGGCTATTGGCAGAAAATCAAAAAGAGCGGGCGGAAGACGACTTAAATAGCGCGTTAAGTGAAAACAAAAAACTACTCAAAAAATATAGAGATCAAAAATACACAGATACCGCAACTGTGCTGGCACCAAAAGAGTTTGTAGATGATTGTAAAGAGTGCTTTGAAAGATTAGATGTAACAGATAAGCTCACTTTAAAATACAAACAAGAAGTTGCAGATTGGGCCGTAAGATTTAAAAGAGAAACGTCCCTCATTTCAAACAGAGTATTCCTGGTCGAACGAGAACGAGATGATTTCCGTTCCAAAGTAGATAGCCTCACTCTTATTCAAAAAGGTTCAATTAGTAATATAAGGCCCAAAGGCCGTTTATACTTATCATGGGGCGTTTTGTGGTCGCCGTGGCCGGTTGCAGCAGGAGCCGGGCTATTATATCAAACTACAAGAAATGTTTTATTTGGAGTTAAAGGGTACTATGGCCCCAATAAAACTACAGTGGAAACCTCAATTAATTTTCCTTTATCATTAAAACGTAAATAATATGACACTCGAAACAAGAACAAAGAAAAAAGATGATGAAATGTTAGCATGGTTGCTTGTTGGTATTCTGTTTACGGCATTTCTTATTATTATTGATTTTGGCTACTCATCTGTAAATGATATGTCGAAGATTGCTAGATTGGGAATATGGGTTGGGCATGGGTTGTTGAGTGCTTTGTGGGTGGCTACCATAGCTTATTTTAAAGATCCTAATTATGACTACTTTAGAAAGGCAGCTACTATTGTGGCTCTTTTATTGGCATTTACAATTGGATTACACCACGCACTGAATAGAGAAGATAAGCAAGTGATAATAGATAGTAAAGAAAATGCTGCTAAGCAATGATATGGGTTATAGGTATACTTATATTCTTAGGAGCATTCTTTAATGCCTGCATGGATGCATTTGAGAACGAACCTAATTATAACGAAAGTATATTTAAAAACTGGGATAAGAAGTTTTGGTGTAAGGAAGTGTCATGGCAATATGCAAAGCGCTTATGGGGTTATAAATTTGATAGCTGGCACATAAGCAAGTCTCTTATGGTGACTTGCATGTGCGGGGCTATTGTAGCGGCCCTCTTTACCCCATCTGCTTCTTTACATTGGGCTGTTTATCTAGTTTGCGCTGGCATCAATTGGAATTGCACATTTATTTTATTCTACCATAAAGTATTTAAAATAAAGTAATGAGTTATAAAGAATCTTTTGATGGAATGATAGTCGCGCCCAAAAAGAAACCTCAACTAGATTTATTGACAGCTAGGATACTAAAGAATAAATCCAAGTATGATGAAGTAAGCCAAATAACTAATGTTCCATGGTATGTGCTAGGGGCTATTCACTACCGCGAATCGTCTTTAAATTTCTCCCGCCATTTACATAATGGTGACCCATTAACCGCACGTACTAAACATGTCCCTGCTGGTAGGCCAATAAAAGGACAGCCTCCATTTACCTGGGTAGAAAGCGCCATAGATGCAATAAAGCTAAAAGGATGGGATAAGGTAAAAGATTGGTCAATAGAAAATACACTCAATTTAGTAGAAGCATATAACGGGCTGGGGTATAAAAAGAAAGGCTTACCAAGCCCATATTTATGGAGTTGGTCAGACAAATATCAAAAGGGAAAGTATGTTGCAGATGGTAAGTTTGATCCAAATTATATTGATCAACAATGCGGGGCGGCTATTTTGATAAAATCATTAGCGTAAGTAATACATTTTTCATAATCATTAGTTTTTGCCGGGGCCTTTATTCTTATTGGCCCTTTTTTATTTTATTTCTAATTGCTGTTAATTGATTACTGATGGTTTGAGGGGAAGATTTTAAAATTTTTGATATTTCTCTAGGCTTTAACCCTTCTATAAAATGAAGATTAAATACCAATCGCTCCTGTTTTGTATATGATTTAATCATCTCAATGATCCTTTGTAAGGTAGCTGTATGTGCATCTAGCTCTATAATGTTCAACTCTTCCCATTCAGGAACTTCTGCAATCCATACTTTCTCTCGCAACATTCTATGTTTATGCATTTTGATATGATCAAAGCATTTTCTTTTTGCGGTTTTAAATAACCATGCTTTCGTCTGTTCCTCTGTTATAAAAACAGGTTGTGTATTCCACATTTTGATGAATACCGTAGATGTTATTTCTTCCGCGTCAGGTCTGCTGCCTATAGTCTTATTTACATAATTAAATATGTACATTCTATAGGTATTAAAGATGGTATTAAATTCATGCTCAGTCATGGTAACAAGGTTTAAGGATAAAAAAGCCCCGATAAGACTAAAGGGGCTGAAATTTACTCCCAGGCTGAGAGTAACTACTGCTTATGAGACTCTTTAAAAAGGTTACTAAATAAGAGCCGGGATTTACAAAGGATAAATACTTAACCGGCTCTCTTGCGTCCTTCCATGACAGAAGTTTAATATCTATATGGCCTATTAGTTATGAAATAGCCTACTTTGTAGTTTTTACCTCTTACTTCTTTGCATCCATTTTTATATGGGCTACAGGAAGAAAAGGCCATTGTAATAATAATAAATCCAATTAGGATTAAAAAGATCGCATGTATTGACATTCTACGAGTTGAGTGTGGAGTTTGCATGTTGTAAGTTTATTTGTTTTGGGTTGTGAATATTATTGCAACTGCCAAAAAGCATTGAAATGAAATTTCATAACATTTAGAAAATAGGGCTACCCACCCCATTAACATAATAATGCTGAATATAACCCATGAAGATGTTTTCATTATAAGTTATGTTTTGCCCAGTTAGTAATTTCAGCTCCTATTTGTGCTGATGTTAGTAGTGTATATTCTTTGTATTCGCCGTGCCGATCCTTCTTTCTGTGAATAGTAATTTTATTAAATCTATCGCCAAAACGCAAGGATAACTCTTTAAATACACTCTCTGAATAAGTTACTATTTTGGCTCCCGTCTTAGTGTAGGTTCGCCAGGTTTCATCTGCAATCAGCTTTGGAACATTATCCTGGATAATAGTAGCTATAGTGCCACAGCCCCCTTGATTATTTGTTGAATCTTGGGCTGTAGCCCAAAAGGCACTTAATAAAGAAATGGCAAGTAGCAGAATGATTAAGAGGTTCTTTTTCATGTTGGTTTTTATTTTGTGAGTTTATTAATTGCTTTTCCTAGATCTGAATTTTCTATTTCAGATTCCATGTGCTTTGCATATTCATGCCGAATTACAAGGTTAAGGGCGTCCCATTGGCTTATTTCATAGCCGGTGAATAATTCTTCCGCTGATTCAATTGAGCTTATATGCGTTAATTCAGATACTAGCTCATCGAATGTGAAATGAGCAGCACTTTTTATACTCCCTAATTTATAAAAAATAGTTGCGCCGCCTGAATCATTAATCCATTCAGTAGCTTTAATTACTTTCCTTAAATCATAAATAGTCATATGCATTATTAGTTTAAATTCGGGATTGGTTCATACCATAAGGCAAACTCATTGCAAACCAGTTTAAAAAGGCATCTATAAGAGTTCCAATGGGCCACATATAAGGCCATGCCCCCTGAATAACCAAGCATTATTGTTTTATCAGGTAAACATAATTAAGGTATATTCATTTTAAGTATGTTTTAGTTTTTGGTTTATAAAGTTTATAAAAGCTTTAAAATCCTTTTGTATGTCAATGCATTTTTCTTTTATATCTAAATTCTTTTCTCCTGTAAACTCATAAATCAATTCGCGCATTCCTGGTATATCTTTGCGGCCAGCCCATCGCATAGATATGTACTTTTTAACTCCATTGTAAGCGCTCTCTTTAGGATCTTTTGCTTTACCTATCTTTCCTTTTCTACGCTCCCAAGGTAGCGAGCGATTGCCAGTACGTGGTATACCATACCCGCGCCCTAAATATTCTCCCGTATAAAAATCAAAATCCCCATTAATTAATCCGTCGCTTATTTCTCCCATTATGAAAACAGTTTAAGTATTATTTAAATTGACCCAATACTTCACCCGCAAGCTCATAAGCCAATTGGGCTATTGTTTTTTGATCTTCAGGCGTTTTTAAATTATATTTTGCAACTAGTCCTTGAGCAATCAAAATAGCTGCGTATTCGTGTTTAGTGAAGCCTAATGACATACTGCCAATTGGGCCATGAGGTTCGATTAAAGGGAATGCTAAATCAGTTAAATTTGACATTGTAAATAGATTTAAGAATTTATGTATTGTTTTGCTTCCGTCTTTAGGTAGGTTATTCATTCAGCTGTAACTGATCTATAAAAGCTTCTGCCCGTTCAACCACATCATCCTGGCCTTCGTTAAGGCACACGAAAAACGCTTCTTTGAGAATAGGAAGTAGCTGTTTAAATATTTCTCTTATCTGTTCTTTCTGCCATTCTGCACCAGCTTTAAAAGATTCACGCTTAATTCTTTCTGCCGTTAATGGGGCATAATTGGTAGCAGCCTGTTCTAATGTTAATTGTTCCATAGTATTTTAATTATTTTTTAGGTTTTGGTTCTAATATTGGGTTATCTATTAAGCGAACAATCCGTAGTGCTTCTGTTGCTACTTTCATTATATCGTCAGGATAACTACCGTTTACAAATACTGCCCGTCTTAGATCATTGGCTACTTTATATAACTCAATAGCATATTGTTGCTTGCGCCTGGTTAATGCATTTGATTTTGACATATTAATTAGTTTGTAGTTGTTTGTATTGACGTTTAATGTTGTTCATTAATACGGCTATTTCTATTAATGAATCTTGTGTAAAATATGGATGGCTGGAATATAATTTAATGCTTTCCCCGTCTCCGGTAATATAACCTATTGAAGAACCCCCTATGAGTAGCATAAATCTTGTATTTATTGGATCAGCAACGGCCTTAAATATCCCGCATGTAAATTCAGTTATCATTGGTATTTGCTTTATTGTTCCAATTATTAAATTGTTCGGCTGTTTCCTGAACGGTTGATTGTTCGGTGTTGTCAGTGTCCCCTACCCAACATTGAGTCTGAGTATCCCAAACGGCATATGTTTTAGGAAGAGCGATATATCTAGGAGTATAACCTATTAGGTATTCATCTTTTTTCATAATATATTAATTTAATTACAATGGTTAATTTCTTCCGTCTTTGGGGCTGTTGGCTTATTTCTGTCCAAACCTACCTTTATCTATCCAGATAATCATTTCGTCAAAATTTAGCGGTCTTATCATTACAGAGTAGCCCGCATTCAGTACTGTATCAATTATTTCATTTCTTTGCTCTATTGAGTAAGGGAATGATTGCATATGTTTATAGGGTAGGTTTGGCAACGGGTTTAAATGCCAATAGCCTACGGTTAGTAATTGAGGCATGATATATTAGTTGAAAAGTGATTTATATAATTGGGTAGGAGAATTTAAAGAAAGTAAAAACGTTGTAATGGCTGTTTCGAAATCTGAAACTATCCACATTGCATTTAAGGCATCGAAATAATTATGTTCTTTTAGAGTGAAAAATGCAGGGCGTGTCGATGGGCACTGCATCCACCCTTTTAATGCTATTTTCTGAATAATGGTTAAGTGTTTATAATCCATAGCGATATATTAAGTTAATTAGAATGATTTAATAAAGATGGGCAACATGAGCCTTCCCTGAGTTGCCCGGCATATGAAACAAACTATTTACCCTTATTTAAAACTAATTAATAAGAAGTTCGAAGGAAATGCCGTCAAACCGATTTATTATTCTTTCTATTTCAGTTATGTGAAAGCCGTCTTTAATAAGCTGGGCATGGTTGTAGGGTTTGTTTTTGTTTACCAGCTTATAATCAGCAAATCTTTCAGGGACGTTTATTTTTTGGCGTTTATATAAAATATAATCCTTTATGCGGGGATCATTTTTAATTAATCCTTTGTCTTGTATGTTGTTCATATGCTTCCGTCTTTATGTTTGTTATGTAATTATGAGGCTGGCATTTGCTTAACCTCTAATTTGCTAATAGCGCTAAACTTGTTATTCCAATAGTGTTTTATTCTCTTGCACAAATCGGTGTTTATTAGCTTTTGAGCTGTACCCAGATTGCAAAGGATAGTCTCGCCGTCGAAGGTTTCTATCTGAAAGATTCGTTCTTTTGTGCTTATTACAACCGGTATACGGGTGCCGTCAAATAATTTTATTGTTTCCATATGCTTTATATAATTATGGTTAATAATTTGAAGTGTATTCACATTTACGTGATAGTTTACCAGGATTGTGTGTATTATTCCATTCTTCACAATATGCCCGCGCTTTTTCTTCACTATTGAAGGATTGTAATTGTGTTCTTCGTGCGCTAGGGTCTGGCACTAATTCTTTTTTGCCGTTTTTATATTCCCATTTATACCAGTTACGGGTGAAACATACATAAGTAGCCATAAGATTATTTATTTAAAAGATTATTTATTTCGGTTTCAGTGCTTTTGATGTTATGTGACTGAAATACTATTCCGCCCCCATATTGTTTATTATGAAATTTTTTGCCGCCTATTTTCTTAGCTCGCTTTAATGCAAATTCATATTGGCGATCAAGGCTATTACACGCAGCATCAATCCCCGTTTCATTTTCCTTTGCATAGTCTTTATATTTTTCTTCTTCGGTTAATAAGTTGAAGAAGTGACAGACATAACGGGGGTTACCATTTACATCATTGGCTATTCGAGTCCATTCAATTTTTTTTGTTTGTATGTTCATATGCTTTAAAATTTAAAAGTAAAATTATAGATCAATAGGCTTTATAGTTTTAGTTAATAATTGCTCCCGTCTTTAACCTGGTTGGGTGAATACAAGGGAATTATAATGGTTGAATAATAGCTTTTGAGGCATCATAAGAAAGAGAATAACCGCGTGTATATCTAATGCCTGTCATTTTACCTTTTTCTTCCGGCATTTCTCTACACATATACTGATAACTTTCTGATAAGGCATTCACAGCGCTTTCTTTAGTCTTAAAGGTTAATATGATATTATTAAAGTCCTTTCTTTCTTCGCAATCGGCAGTAATAATGGCATTGCGTAATTTAGAATTTCCCATTATTTGGCCTGATATGATAATTTCTGTTTTCATTGTTAATCTTCAATTTGATTGTCTGGAATATGTTTCTCAACTATTTTACCATCCTTTAGTAAGGTTACAGGTTCATTAAACCCTAGTTGTGATAATGTTACATAGGCATCATAGCGTTGTTTAGCCAATTTTGCTGAAATGCATGGTACTGTAACTGTAGATGCTACTACAACTTCATATTTATGTTTCATAATTTACCTGATATAAGGTGAAAGAATAACAGCCCTGGTATCGCAATCTATTATTGTGTCGCCTAATTGCTGGTAGTTGTTTGATTTTAGTACATAGTATTCATCGTATTCTATTGCATAGGCATTATAATAGATAGCCTTATCTTTAGTAGAATATCCCAGCAATGTAATGATCATAATTACTACTATTGTAGCTACAACCGAAAAGAACAGCCAATTGCGTAACATAACGTAGCATTTTAATCTTTAATTTCTTTAATATATTTAATAGCGGCTGACCGGGCTTTGCTTCGCGTATCCTTTAGGTCATGCGCTAAATAGTAACTGTCCGTCATTGTCGGGCAACTAAATCCTATAACGGGCATGTATTGATTGCCTATTTTGGCGGTTTTAGGGTAATATGTCGTACTGCCAACGGTTCTATTTTTCATAACTAATAATAGTTTAATTGATTAATCCTTTTAATATTCAAACCTGGCACCAAAAAGAAAGTATGTTTTCTTAGGGCTAATTTCATGACGTGTAAAATGGTTGTGAATGAATGCCATATCTACCAGCCCGCTGTTAATGCTTTTTTCTATCTCAGTAGGAGTGTACAGTTCATTAGCTACTAAGTGCCAATATTTGCGGCCTTTCACACCTTGTTTAGCTTTTACACGAACATTGTTAGCTGTATCTTTTACTTTATAATAATTCATTGTGATCTGTTTAATTGATTATTGTAAATTCCTTTTTAACCTATTCCATGCATATTCCCCATGTGAGTTAAATCGAACATAGCCATATTTTACGGCTGGTTTGGGGAAGTAACGGGACTGCTTTTCCGGCTGAACATTGTTAGCGTTGCATTTAGCTACATATTCAGCATAATTGGCATCCTGCATTCTTATAAATTCTTTAGTTGAGACTATATTACTCATGATAATATGTTTAATTGATTTTAATAGAACGGTAAAGTTTACGGGCTTCGCCCAATGTATCGCGTGTATCCCATAGTACACGAACACCATCTTTATATTGCTTTATAGCCCATACTGCACCATCCCTATACATTTCTTTGCCATTCTCCCATTTAGTGCGCTCTGTGCCATCAATAGACGCAAATTGTATATATCCACAAGCAAAGCCATAGGCGCTTAAATCACCGTTTTTATTATAGAGCTTAGGGGATTGATTTAAGTCTCTCATAACTAATTAAATTTAAAAGTATTTAATAGTGTTTGATTTAATCAATAGGCGAATAGTTCATATATTCGGTTTCCGAATCTGCCCAATATATTGTATTATCTGTATCTATTTCATTATTACAGAGGCAATCTAAAAGAGCGCCGATTCTATGTTCAGGTATTTCTAAAATATATTCTTTATTAACCCAGTCGGTAAAATCATTAGAGTGAAACGATACAAATCCGCTACGCGAAGTGTATGCACTTTTAAAATATTGCCTAGCGTCTGATTCCCTTTCTTTTATTAATTCAATAAGCTTATCAATATCAATATCTACCGATATGTTTATTGAATCATTAGTAAAGTTGTACTCTTTAGGGCTACTAATACCCTGAAATTCTATTGTTATAGGTATGTATTTTTTTAGTTCAGATTCTATACGTGTAACAAATGCCTTTCCTACTCTTTCCTCATATTCTTTTATGTCCCATCTAAAATCTGAGTATTCTAAATTAGTCCCGTGTTCTTCATTGTAATGATCTATATCTTCGCTTTCATTCGTGTACTCAAACACAGTATTGTAAAATCCAGGGAATAACGGACACCATGTATTGAATTTCATAACTAAATGATTTAATAAGTTAACGCGTATAATTAAGACAGTCACTATAGGGTAAGCAGGCCATGAAAACAATAGAATCAACGGCTAAGGAAACGAATAAAGCCTTTGCAAATTGCTTACGGGTGCCTTTGAATAAGAATGAAATAATAATAGTAATCATGATTGAAAGATTAGCGGGTGTAATTAAGGCATTCAATACATGTGTTGTGCAACACAAACAATACAATTCCTATTATAGCCAAGCCTAATAATGTAGGCATAACAGCGGGCTTTCTTTTAAATACATGTGTAGCGTCGTTTATATTCACAATTGCTTTGCCTGTAACCTTATACGCTAAAACAATATATATAATTGCTAACAAGGCAATAGTAGTCGCACAAATAAGGGTAATCATAAAAATAGTTTTGTTGGTTAAGACTCCACACGCGCTAATTCGGCCTACAATGCAGCCTTTATACGCTGCAAGGGTGGAGTTTCGTCTATTAAAGACTCATCAGTTAACCTTTTAGTTCAATAACATAACTAATCGCCTCAGTCAGACTGCCACCATTCCATTGTAGCCATTCTGATTTATTTTTTGGGTCTCTAATAAGTTCGTGGCTGTGGCTGTAAGAAAAATCAATGATGCCACCAGCATCATTATATGCCCATATAGTGGTAGAGAGACCGGATGATTGAGGTATAACAGATTGAATTTGCATAAACTATAGTATTTAATAAGTTATTAGAATATGGTTTGCTTAATCCCATGAGCGACGTAATATCTCATACCGCGCCCATGTAATAGCATTTAACGCCGTGGTTCCGTCTTTCCGGTATTTTTTATAATAGAATGTTAGTTGCGCCCGGTAGCTAATTGTACGAGCCATATTTAGCCTATTTGATAAGTTATTAAATTATTGAGCATAAATAAGAACCATTAATGTATTCCATGCCTCACCTGAGTATAAAGATCGAGCAATAAGCCAATTCACATACACGGGGCGATACTGATCGCGCAATCTTGCAAAGTGTATGCGTTTCATATTTGTTTGTTTGATAGATCAAAGATAACAGATGTTATCACCAAATCCAAATATTTATCCAATTATTTTCAAGAAATATTCTTTGATGTGTAAATGTTATTCAGTCTCAATAACATAACAAGCGTTGTGATAGGTAACTATTTTATATCCTGGATCAGGACTATAATATAGTTTACCTGCTTTCTTAAATCCTTTCTTGAATCTATCATATCTGACATATATATATACACGTGAGCGGTTAATTCTGTCAGCATATAATTGTATAGGTATTGCATTAGGTTGCAATTGTTCTACCTTCTCATATTTGCGCTTAAGCTTGCCCATAAGACCGCAATATAACAAATGTTCTCACCTTCTCCAAATAAAATATATCATATCACATAACACACCCCCGCATTAACCCCCACAGCACAGCCTATTCCCCACCAACCACAACACACAACACATAATCAATTAACAACCAGATCCAAA